TAATCTCGCCATACTTGTTCTCACGAAAAACTCTTAAGAAGCGGTATGGTGTGTTGTGATTTTCACATTTCTTCATAAGGCGTTTACGAGCTTTTACTTGTTCGGGAGTCTCATTATATGGCCAGAAAATAGCATTATCATTATACTAGCAATCAAAGAGTCTAAAATATTCGTCACTTACGAGGTTGCCCATTTCATCAAAGAATTTAGGTATATCACTTGCGACAAAACGACCTTGAATATCTTTAAAATTACAATACGCTGCTGTTTTTGGTTCATCGATCATGGTATATTTTTTAAAAGAATAAACGATTTTTACCAGCATACGATATTGATTTAAAGTTAATTTCGAAGTCATCCATTTTAGGAAATCTTTATCTGTCATTTTATTTACCTCCTTAGAAAAAAAAAGAAAAGCCGAGTAATTTACTCAGCCTTCTTGAATTTAGATTTACACCACATTTTAAACTTATTAATATGGCCAGTTTTCTTGAGACCTAGATAGATAGCAATTACTGTAAATGGGACAACTGTTCCCAACAATAATAATCCTAATGTCTTACCTTTATTTACGTCTTTCATTTGTTTATCATACGCGTCCCATGTTGCAGGTTCGCAATAGTTAAACATTTCGAAATCCTTAAGTTCAGATTTAGACATTGGTTTTATCAAAGCTAGTTTAGTTACCTCATCTATAAATAACGCATATCGTGTTTCATCGTTATCGTCTCCAGGATACCAACCATCATATTTATATGTTTCTTTCATGATATTTACCTCTCTTTCTATATAGACACGTGTAAATATTAGAACATATATGCAGCCGGCATTTCCAAATACCAGCCTTTGGTCTTGTCCTTTTTAATGTCACGGCGCTTAGGTAAATCCTTGTATTCAACACACCATTGAACTGAAGCTGACTGGACGTAGCTATTAGACTGGTTCTCCTTTAGATTAAACCAAAGACGAACGAAGTCTCGAACAGTAATATAGCTGTAGTATTTAGCATAATTGTAGACCTGATCAGTGAATCGTTCAACTTCTTTCTTATTAGTTGAATATAATTTAGGAAAATCCGTTAATTGAAATTCATCCATATCACCACTCCTTGAATTGGTCAATATAGTAGTCTGAACCATTAGGTGCATCAGGGCCGAAGTATGTGAAATACCCCGAGCCTTTATTATCAATGGTAATTCGACGTAGGGTATTATCTTCCAGCGGCCGGTCTGATATATACCAGCATAAATTCTTAGACTCCTTATATACCTGCATAACAGCCTGTGTAACCTTAATATGTTGGCCGATAAGCGTAGAACCCTTATGTTCCGAAGTTATTAAAGACTCAACAGTAGGATATGCTGGGAAAAGATATACCTCTATTCTACCAAAGATACGTCTAAGGTTGTAATCGAGAGTGTTTATTTCATGATCCAAACTTTCTTCTGTAGCTTGGCTAGGAAGTTCTCCACACATAGTGGAAGTCGTTTTAAGAATACCGTGCAAGACATAGGGGCGTTCTTTGATTAAATCAAATAGACCATAATGTTTTTCTTTCATATCATCACTAACAAATAGCTCCATTACTTGACCTCCTTCCATACGTAGATATCCCACTTCTCCTTATGTGGAAGTTTAATTGTCTTGAAGATAATACCCTCAACATGATTGAAATATTCTTTAACCGCGTCGATATGACTAGTATAGAATGCAGCGGAATTTCCGGTATAGTTTACACGAGTAACATCATCAATACCGGGATATAATATAAATAACCCTTCCACGATATCTCGTAGTTCCATTATACACCTCCTAGTATAATATAAAAGTTAAAAAAAAGAAAGAGGCATGTATCCTCTTAGTCGATTTCCATCAATTGTCTTGTTAGTTCAGCAAGCACATTCTGCTTCTCGTCTCCGAGTTTAGAATATATTTCACCGCTAAACGAAGCCAAATGCTGTTCCTCCTCAGGGGTCATTCCAATTTCCATTTTTAGCATTTCACCATAATAAATGACTTTCAGGAATTGTGATTTATCTGGTTGCTCAATAAATGCCTCCATATGATCGTATTCTTGATGAAACAGACTCTCTGCCTTTTCTGTCCAAGACTCTTTATATTTGTCTTTCAGAATAGCCATAGTTTCGTATTTCGTAAGCATAGCAATCTTATAGAAGATTGATGCAGCCTCCACATTAATCATTTTTCCTTTGTATTCAAAATTCATCATAATGTATACCTCTCTTTCTATAGAGAGATATGTAAAAAATTGAAGAGAATAGTATAAACTATTCTCCATCATTATTTAGAAAAATACCAGCTTCTTCTGGTAAAATCGGGTCTCCAAAAGTTTCCTTTAAATCACGTGCCTGATCCTTAGTCATAGGGACAATAAATGTTTGTGTATCATCATCTTTAGTTGTAAACCAAGCATATGCTACATCGGCATCTTCATCTCTAGCAGGAATCCAGCCGTGATAAAATAGATCATTAGGATTAAGATTTTCCATATTAAGTTACCTCTCTTTCTATTATGAGGCATGTATTTTTTTTATACTCCAGGCCCATGCCAATACTCCCATCGCTCCTTATCAGTACGTCTAGGTTGAGCAGCGGCACTAGGGTTATTGAAATTGTATTTGTAGTCCTCAGGCTTTATCTTACCTTGCTCGATTAAGTCGTTCACCCGGCGATTGATTGTTGCGCGAGATATACCCATAGAGACCGCAATGGTTCGATTTGACCAGCCTGCCTCTTTATATAGGATAATATCTTCATCGCTAACATATTTGCGAGGTCGTCCAGGAGGTCTGACTTGAGATAAAGCCCGGACAATATCTAGACCATTTTCAAGCATAGGCTACTCCGTGTATGAGAAGACTTGGACTTGGGTGAGTTTTTCGTTAAGCGAACGATACGTAGCATCATACCCAGGATGCTTATCAATATAAGAAATAGACCACTTACGGAATTTGTCTTCATCCTTTACTACAAAAAATACAGATTTAGGTTTCTCGCAGTCATCAAGAGTGAGATGTTTAACCGTAAATATATCAGGCAAGTCCTTCATCAAATCTACAATAATTGATTTGAGATTAGAGCCATTAGGAATTAGTTCGTCCCATTCGCTAAGGGGTGGTTGTGCTGGTCTATCATGAAACGCCTTTTCCTCTTCCAGCCAAACCGCGGTCATGAGTGCATAGTTAGACAGGTCTTTGAGCGTGTCAACCAAAGATTCATCAGACACTTTCTGCTTCGACCCAGCTTTAGTAAGACTATTTAATCGTCCCATCTTATCTTCCATACGCACGATAGCGGCGATCAGACCGTGTTTTTCCAAGGACTCTTCGAACGAATTTCCGTAGTCGGAATTCTTCTTTTCAAAAATGGCGAGAAGCTCATCATGAGCCTTTAACATATTAGTTGGGTTTACTTTCATTTAATTCCTCCATGTAATACACATTCTCCTCAGGCAATCTTACCACTACAGCCCTAATAAACGCTTTTAGATATGCCTTTTTAAGTTTTGATGGGTTGAGCGATTTGAATTTTTCGGCTTTGTTTCTCCAAAAGATACCAATTGGATTAGCGGGTTGTCTTCTGTCGGCATAAGCTTCCATGCATTTAATACTTTGGTTTATTAAAACAGCTTTATTATTCTTTCCGCGTTTCATTATTTTTCCTCATCTTTCTTTTTCATTCCAGCCATGCCCAATGCGAGTACACCAATTACAACACCGCCAATGGCAAGATATGTAGTTTCATCACTACCTGTTGCTGGTAAGGTAGGTCGGCCAAGAGGTTGTTGCTTAGCTGGTTTAACTGGTTTTTCTTTGATTTCAACTTTAGGTTTATCTTCCTTAGGAGCTGGCATTTCAGGAATAACCAACTCTGGAAGGTCTACGATAGGTGCATCATTAGGAATAACACCACCGTTGAATTCTGGTTTGTCGTGTTTAGGAGCGTCAAATGGTACAGTTCCGCCTTTCCATTCTGGCAAATCCAATGTAGGCGCTGGTGGCATCAATGGGATATCGGCTAAGTCAATAGATGGGTTTTTGTAAACTGGAGGATCGTTAGGAACAACGCCTCCTTCAAACTCAGGAAGCTCATACTTAGGCGCATCATTTGGTTTGTCCCATTTTGGACGGGATTTACCAGTTGCTTTACCATTACCATCATAAAGTTTAGTTTCAGCTTCGTGTGATACAAACCCTCCGTTCCAGCTAGCTGTGAATAAGTTAGTTGGGTTATAAAGAACTGGTGTACGCAAGCGTGTCTTATACTCAACCATCAAGATTTTGTTTTCAATCTTATCGATGTGTGTGGTAAAACCGTTCTTGTTGAATTTAGTATTCGCCCGAGCTTGAGTAGCAGGTGAGTCATATACCCATGGATCCACATCTTTAACGTAGCTGTAAATAAGGCTACCCTCAACATAGTCTTGATCATCAGACCATGTATCAGAGATGTTTACATCTTCCATTGTTTGGCGCTTGTAATTCAAACGAGCAACCCAGTGGATAAGATCTTTATCGTCACGGTCTTGGTAACCGTATTTGTACAATTCCTCATTAGGGTTGATTGTACCTTTAGAACCTGCGTTGATTTCCACAATAGTACCATTGAATGAAACATTACGCTTGGTGTTTTCCTGCATAACTTCACGGTTGATCTTAGTGGTAAAATTCAAGCTGATAGATTTATCCAGCGGATGCTCGGTAAAATAATTATTGAACGTTGTAGTTACAGTACGTTCATTAGCCTTGACATCAGCAGTACCAACTTCAGTTTCTCCTGTTTCATTATATACAGGGAAATCGTAGCTGGTTTCGAGATTAAGCTCCTCTGGGATATTGAAAGTCATCTTATCGCCTTCGTTAATAGGAACTTCATCAGGAATATCGGTCTTGATGTTTACGTTGACATCCGACCAAATGGAGTCCTCTTCATTTTTACTGATAGTCACCGCAGGATCGGTAGCAATAAGTTCGGTAGACCCTTCGGCTTTTGTCACATCAGCAAATGCAGACTCCGTAACAACAGCAGAACCAAAGAGAGCGATACCCATGGCAGCAATTTTAAGTGTAGTTTGTTTTTTCATTTTAATTCTCCTTTAGTTTTCAATGTAAATTAGGCTTCGACAACAGGGAAGTAAGCATCCCCAATTACAAGCGAGCAGATGCTGAAATAAAATCCGCCATTACCGGCATCGGCGTAACATTCGGCCTGAGCGACAGGGTTTTGGTTACTGTAGATAGTTACCGTATTCTCGTTCGAGTACTCTTCATCCGCATCCTCGCCATTATCCTTATATTCACCGACCTTAACATCGGTAATAAGGGCTTCAAGTTTAACATTTTTGAATTCACCAAAAGCACAAGCGCAACAGTCAGAATCCGTCTCTTCGACAGAAACAATAGTTCCATCATCTAGATATAGTTTATCTTCTTCGAATTTGACGATTCGTTTGTAGAGCGAACGTTCTTTGAGTTCCTTTTCATCAATTAGTTTCGTTTCATACCTCCATAAGTCTCGTTTATATCGGTCGTTTCCACTTGCGACATAAACCAAACAAAAAAAAAGAAAAGCCGAGTAATTTACTCAGCCTTCTTTAGCTTTTTGATAAAATCATCGACCTTATCTTTCAATTCGCTTCTGTCATAGATATCATAAGCAAGCGTTACGCCAATAACAGCGTATGCCCCCAAGATAGCAACAGAAAAACCTTTTGATAATTTGTCCATAATTAATACCTCTCTTTCTATATAGAGGACGGTAATTTTTTGCGCGTCTTTACGCCAGGTTGGTCTTCTTCTAGAGGTGAAGCCAGACCGAGTTCACTAAGGACAGTATATTGTATTTGGTTACGTCTAACCGAACGATATTCCTTAGGGACAAACACGCGCAAGTCCTCTTCTTTGAAATGCGATATGATAATATCTCGTTTATCATCATATAGAACAGTGATTTTTAACATACATGGATTCTCTGCAATCCAGTCAATAAACTGTGAGCAGGTCATATCGTAAATACGTCCAGACTTCAAATCCCGTTTAGCTTGAGGCGATATCTTATGCATGGCTCGAACATATGAGGAGTTTGGTAGCTTGCAGATACCCTTAATGTTATAATCGAAATATCGCACAATCTTAGCCGCCAGCTCACGAGGAAGTTTAGGTGTGTATTCACCACCACCCATTCGAGTTTTCTTATAGGTGGATAGTATCTTATATTCAACGCCATATCGCTCAAAAAAATCAACCGCCTTAAACATGACACGATTTGAACTTTGTACAGTAGAGTCTATTAAATACAACATCTCCCAGCCCCTCCTAAACCGGCATATTCCAACCTAAGACACCACGGATGCCTTGTTCACGCATGGTAACTAGAATATTCTTAAGTTCCTCGCGGTCATAGAAAGGCATTAGTAGAATATTAGGTTCACCAGGAGGATTGTAGTAGATAATATTATTGTCAAGTAGTGTGATGCGAATATTCACTTTACTATTCGGAATACTACCAACAACAGTCTCCTGGTCTTCAGGGATAATAAGGATATCGGTTTTAGGTTCAAACAACTCCTTATCCTTATAACCATTTACAGTAGCGACAAACCCCATTGGGCGAGGATCGTCATCTACTTCTTTTTTAGAAAACCATGAAAATAGTTTCTTAAACATCTTTACTCCTTTGCATATTTGGCAAATTTAGTTCCGCCGAAAATAATATCACCATCACCAACAGCATAGACGTCTTTAACAGCGTCCTTAACTAGAGTATGGTAATATGTCATATCAATATCTTCGAAGCCTTTATATCGAGTAGCTAGTTCCCACTTATACCCAGAAGTACCTGTTACAGATACATTCTTGTCGACAATAGTATCAGGGAACCCGTTATCGATAATTTGTTTAACTTCATAGATATCGATGCCTAGTTCATTGGCAATCTTATGTTTCTTAGCTTCTTCAAGTTGGAATGCGTCTAGACCTGCAGACTCGCGTTTAAGCATATAGTTCGGTTTAATCCATCTCGATTGAATCATCTGAGCTACATTGCTGGGTTGAGTTCTAGAGATTTCACGACCTGTGAGAGAAGCGTAGATTTGAGCGTTCTTACCAACATATTGGTCGTCAAGATAAATAGCGGTCTTAACTTCCTTAGTAATAAAGAAATCTTTCTCGTTTACTTCTTCTTGACTTAACAGAGTCTTGTAAACATACGGATTGGTCTTCTTACCGAATTGAGCACCAATCGCTTCCCAATTACCTTTCTCTTTTTCAGGCCAACCGATTTCGGCAATAACGGTAGCGCGGTTGAGTAAGGCCATACGGGAATATGTATGCTCGTGTTCGAACTCGTATTTGAAATCATTCGCACGTTTCATACAGTAGTCAATAATAGATTGATCGCCGTTGATAATCTTAATTGAGTCCGTCTTAATATGTGCTACTTGATAGCCGCGTTCTTGAACTTCCTTCTTCAGCATAATCATAAATAAAGCTCCACGTTTTGCGATACAGTTATCGACATTACGAGGGTCTTTAAATTTATTAGGCCATGGTGCGGAAGTCATACCATATACAATATTTATGATAATCTTAAGCGCATGAGCCAAACCTTTGACAGAACCACCTTCCAAATATGGACGGAGTTTATCTGCTAGTTCAGGGTCTACCTCATCAAAGGCATGAGATGCTTCATCAATCTTACCGTGCTTAATCGCCATACGACATTTAACCAGGGCCGCAAACTTCGGTGTATACGGGCCAAAGTAATTCATGGCAATCAGGCTGTGTGGATGCATAGACGCGATATCCAATACGATAACGTTCTTATATACACCAGGTTCGGCATGGACATAACCACCTTCAGATGGGTCTTCTCCAAGATATTCAGATTTCTTCTTGAATTTATCAAATGTATAACCTGGGAATTCCTTAGACAAATCATACCAGTTGAACTTATCTTGAGGGTTCGGGTCATCTCCAAATAAGAATTTCTCAGCTTGCGTCTGAGTCTTAACATTAGGTGAAAGACCGTTGATTTCAGCCAAGACTTTACGAGCGGCCCATGCATCTTGTCCGTCTTTAGATTTGAACAGTTCTTCCTCTGAAGTTACGTCGTTAAGCATATATGCCGCACAACGACCCCATGCATGCTCAGGGAGAGGTTTAGTCCAGTCATATTCGAACTCATCGTGGCGGAGCCCTAGTTTAATCTGCCATTTCTTCAATGACATCTTAGTGTCTAGGAACTCGTAGATATCCGCATATGAGATATCGTTAGCCGCCCAGATTTTAGCACGTTTATCACGCTTCTCGATAATGCCTTGAGAACGTTTATAACATTCCATTTCATCATCACCCTGCATACGACCATAAGCAATATGGTTATCATATCCAAGGTTGTTGAAGCCGACCATAGGATATGTGTCAAATAAATGACATACGCGTTTAGGTGTAGGGTTGATTTCAATACCGATTTCTTTCTCGTGTGTTGCCCACCACTCATTAACCAAGATGGTCTCAATCTCAGTTAGAGTAGTACAATCTTCGAGACCTTTGTAGATTGATTCGGGGACGTCCAAACCGTATTTCTTCCAACCTAACATATACAGGTTGCAGAATACTTCCGAGTCAAAGAATACGATATCTTCATCAGGTAGAATGAGGCCTTCAGAATAAGATTCGTTCTCATCATCAGGAACTCTATGGAAATGCATCTCAGAAACCATCTTCAAACATTGTTGCGCTTGGTTGGTTGACTTGAGTGCAAACCGTAATACTTCTTGTTGTTTATGTCGCAAATCATAAATAACACCAGCTTCATATGCATCATCTAGTACCTTTGCTATAAATGATACTTCAGGCGCCGTTGCCCCATGGTGTTCTTTTCGGAGACATGCGTCAATGAAATCAAGAAGTTTTTTCTCTGTCCACATAATGTGTTCAACATCTTTATACATTGACTTCTTCTCCTCCTTGAGTGGTAGACCGCTTGAAATATGAGCAACTGGTAGGTCGTTGGCAGATATGAGTTTTCTACGCAAGGAAGCCCCGCCATTAAACACCTTAATTTCAATGTCGTCAGAAATACGTGTAGCTAGCTTAGTAGGGTCGCCATCATACCAATAATGTAGATGGACGCCACCACCAGACTTAGATACTTCTGTATAAGTTGGAGGATATCCGGATGCCAGTTCGAGGTTCTTAGCAAGGTCTTTCTCGCCGTTCTCGTTCTTAGCATCGAAGTCAATTATAATATGTTCGGTTGGAACACGGACAAAGTGTAATTGAGTGGGGTCGATATCTTTTAACGTCGTTGTTACCGAGTCCCACTTCTTCAGAGGGTTCCCGTCCTTGTTAGTATATTGAGCAGGCCAATCACGACCCTCAATATCAAACCTAGATGTTTCTCGACCCATTGTCAAGTCAATCTTAGGTTTATCCTCACTAACAGGTTTAGCTTTTGTTTCAGGAAATGCCTCTTCGTATTTGAAACCTCTATACCAATCACGTTTTCGATTTCCTTCGCTATCTTTAGTGTCTTTGGTATATGTTTCGAAAAATCGCTGTAAGCCTAGTCGCAGACGGTTCTTATATCCGTTAGTCTCCCAGCCCCTATCTTCGAGCATAGCCTTATAGAGTAGTTCTACTTCAGATAAGGTTGGGTCGTCTTTCATCATCAACACATTCTCACGGACAAACTCAAATATAGAGTCTCCGTATTCAAGCATCTCAATATCGACGTCGTTGGCGTAATGGAATGCTCCTAGACGAGAAAATACATCAATAGATTTTTGTGCAATTCCAGCTAACTCAAACTGGATGTTATTCATCAGTTCTTTATACCTTGGGCCAGCGATAAGATGACCTGTTGGTACCGCCTTAAGTAGACGTCTGACAATACCAGAGTCTGAATCACGGAATTGTGCACGTTGGTTTGATGCAGTGATGATAAGACCTTTAAACGTCACGGGATATGGTCTTTGATATAACTTACGTACAAATACTTCTTCATGAGATGTAACCTTAAGCAATGGGGTATCGTTCTTAATACGACTCAAGTCTGTATCCGAGTCAATCAACAAAGGTAGCTCTTGTAGAGTCCCTGTTGCATACTCGGAACCGCTCGTAAGTTGTTTCAAGTCGATACCACCGATATATTGCCCAAGCAGCATCTCGATGATTTTAATTATTGTTCCTTTACCGGTTCCCGCTGGGCCATATAAGAATAAGAATTTCTCAATATTAACAATCTCTCCTGTAAATAAGGCACCCAAACACCACAAGATTTTATCGAGTTGGTCTGGCGCATATAAGACAGAAGAAAGCTCGTCAAATGCAGGAGTTGGTTGAGGAGTTGGTGTATAAGGTAGTTGGAAAGTAGAATAATCTTCTCTGACAACGTTGTGGTTTTGGAATAAGATTTTACTATTAAATACCTGCATGGACTCGGGTGCGTCTTCACAATACTTGACGAAATTACGCATAAGACCTGAGCCTGCGTTTTGCATAAATTTAACAGATACTCGTTCATAACCTTGCGCTTTAAGCTCGTGGAACTTGTGTGAGATATATTGGTCAACAACACGAACAACATCGTTCTTTTCCATTGACCAGTTCTCTCCAGTCCACATAGCATAAAAGCTACCACCTTTTACAACAATATCCTTAACGTCTCCTCCTTGGTTATCTAGATATGTGAAATCAGCGGAAATAACGGCATCGGCTTTACGATTTGGGCCAGATAATTCCTCAACTGTAATATTGAAGAAATCCGGTTTTCTGTCCGTCATATAATACTCCTCTAATATCCTATCCAAACAACCTTGGACATATCAATCATTTTCATATTCAAGCCTGAGCGATGAGTTGGTGATTTACGGTCGTACTCAAATATAAATACGCCATTGTTAAGAAATGCTTCCTTGAATGCCTTGTACTGCTCAGCAGGGATGACTTCCTTAACATAATCATCACCGGTAAAGGAATATGTTACTTCAATATACTCCTTTTCCATACGACACCGCCTTAATATTCGTCGTCATCGTCGAAGCCGTTTTGCTCCTTCCATACTTCTTCAAATGTTGAAGCGCGGCCAATGAATTCATTGTATTCTGTGAATAAGCGAATGTCGTGTCCTGTAAGTTCTGCAACTCCACTGTCTACAACCATACCGAACATACCGAGTTTCTTCATACCGTTACCGATATTCTGAACGTTACGGTGTTCCATAATCTTAGAGATTACGAGAAGTTGTTGTTCGATATTTTCGCAGTCAAGGATACCAGACTCATGCATCATATAAGTAATAAATGCGAGCGGAGTTCCTGCTTCAGTATCACCTACAAATTTCTGAGCGAATTCGTAAAGGATTTCACCAAAGGATACTGGGAATTGTGTGGTTGAGTAATATGCGTCTGGGCCAAAGAAGTCTTCACGGCGTTCGTAAACTTCCTCAAAGATATTGTTGTCAAACGCATTATAAGGTTGCACCACCTTAGTGTCGTTCACTTCAAGTAGTTGTGAGAAGCGGTCGATAATTGCATCGAGGTTTGATGTTGTAACAAGGATACCTAAATTATACCGGTTGGAAGTATCGTTTGCTACTGTAGGGCCGTCATCATAAAGCTCGCTAATCATTACGGCTTTGTATTGTTCCCAGGCCGCTACACTGTTAGGGTCTGTGTCGTGTCGCATTGATTGTCCTTCATTTCCTTTCAATTCTTTAGCTGATTCGATGATGAAATACGGGATATCAGCTTCTCCTGTATTAAAGTATTCGTTTTCTTGCCAGACATTATGGTGGACAACTTCTTCTTCTGCTGTTTGTTGAGCGCCTGCATGATAATCTTCTTCCTCACTGGGAGAGTGGATATCGGCAGCCTCCGGATTGTCCGTGAAAATATTGCGTTGTTGACGAGCACGCATTTCTTCAAGCTCTGCGTTTTCTTGAGCCATCGTCGCTTCATTAATCGCCCAGTTTTCGTCAATAGTCCCTGAGGTTAGTTGGGACAAGTTTTCATCCATAAGTTCAAGTTGGACGTCCTTATTAGCAATAATATCCCTAAGTTCGTCTTTTTCGCGTTCGGCTTCTTCTTTGATTTCGGCGATTTGTCGTTTAGTTTCTTTGATAAACTTGTACGCAAAGAAACCCAAACCAACAAGCGCAGTACCGATACCAATACCGATAAGTGCTTTTTCCTTATTCATATTACTTCCTTTCAAGAATGGCTTGGATACAACCTTTAACCATGTTAAGTTCTTCTTCAGTTAATTCTACACTCATTGTTGAGTCATAATTATCCTCAACAGCGACTGAGAATTTACCATTATCTTCATCGTAATTAAGTACGACTTTTTCTTGGCTTTGTAGCCCGATTGTGATATCGCTCATGTTATACCTCCTGAGGATACAGTGGAAGACCGGGAATCTCGAAGTTGTCCGGCCTAGTCCTTTACTCTCTATATCCTAAATAAGATTAAGCTTCTTCTACAGCAGGTACGACTACTACAGGCTCGTAGAGCTTTTCCCACATAGACTTAACCGCGGTATCGATATCCTCTGCAGACAAGTCGTCAGTTACCTTAGGAGTGTAGTGGGAATGAGCACGCATATGTTCGTTGTCAAATGTTACCCAGCGAGTTTCCATATGATCTGGTAATAGCATATCAAGGGCGTTAGATGTAATGCGCTCGGTTGCAACTTCTGCATTTTCAAGACGTTCTTCTAGTTTGGATACAAGAGCATCCTTACCTTCAGCAACTTCATCATATGTTTTGATTAATTCATCAGCATATTTCTTATGGTTGCGGTAACCAGATTTAAATCCATAGCAATATCCACCAATAACAACAGCAGAGAAGAGACCTACACCAATCCATACAGATTTCTTGATTTTGCGTTTAGGTTTCTTTTCAACAACGATTTCAGGCTCAACTTCTTCAAGCCCAGCTTCCATTCCGTCAAACAAGTCGATTTGAGCGGTTACAGGCTCTTCTTCAGGAGCGTAGATGCCTTCTTGGTTCTTGTAATCCTTGTAGTTCTTAACCAAAGAATAACCGACATAAACGAGGTTAATAACCCCGAAAATGCCAGCTCCGATTTTGATAGCGTCAGATGTTTTCATATTTGTTCTCCTTTTTAGATAAAGTAGTCAGAAATATCACTAGCATAGTCTACGCTTGATGTGATATCACGGACAGGTTCAAATTCGACTACAGGTACAGGATATGCGTAGCCATTTTCATCACGCACCATAACCACATGAGTGTCAAGTGCAAATAAGTCATGGTCAGTCCAGCCAAGCTCAGATCCAGCACGGCGTTGTGGACGAGTGAGTGGGATTTTCAGTGCGTCATACACGGTTGTCAAGGTCAGGAAGCCTTGGCGGCGCAGCTTTTCACTTAACGCGTTGTCGATTGATGCGATGAACATTTGGTTGTAGTTCAAGTCGTCTTTCGCAAACTCAGCGGATTTGTTGAATAGTGTGTACTCCATCCATTGGGCTTCGTCAGCAGTAACAGTGGTAACTTTCTTAGGATTTTCCTTACCTTCTTCTTCTGGGCCAGCTAGCGTTTCTTGACGTTCGCCGATAAATTGCGCATTAGGGTCATCGGGATATTGTTCCCGGATTTGCTTACGTAGACGATGGTTGGCCTGAGTAGCAGTTGCAAGGGCAGAAGCGAGCAGTGCATTACGTCCTGTTAGGACATGGTAAGAACGTAGGATAGCGGCGGTAGACAATGCGCCAACAGTGATAGCTGGTGCTAGCGCCTTTGTAGTACGCAGAATTGTATCACCAACAGGTACCGGCATATCATTTTCACGCAGATATTCAACATCTTCAACAATGGTGTTGATCTTGTCTTTCGCCTTATATGCAAGGACAGCAGTAACGCCGAAACCGAAGAGCCCAGCAGCGACCATAATAAGCGGTTCTTTCTTCTTGTAATTAAATGCAAGAACTTCCATGTTTTCTTTAAATGTTTCCAAATTCCATTTAGCCATAGTGTAAAATACTCCTTTTTTATTTAAATAACTTATCCGCAATCCAGCATGCAATACTGAATAAACCAATAACAAACGCGAACTTAATAATAAGATACGCGATGAAGCCAAGTAAGGCAAAGAATAAAATAGTTAAAATAAGACTTAACATATTAGTCCTCCTTAGCCGCCTTTTCAGTAGCTTCAAGTGCTTTGTCTAGAGCTTTCTTTCCGTTTTCAACCATAAATGGCACTACACCAAAAGCAACGATTTTAACAGCATTAAGTAAAAATTTCTTGTTCATTATATTTCTCCTTTTCTTAAATAACTTCTACAGGCGGCAAAGCAAGTGTGTATTTACCGCGGACAGGAATGATACGGACACTATTTAGGTTTCTCCAACCATATGAGTTGTCCGTGTAATTTGTGCTAGGCTGACCTGCATAATCATAGTAGTCAGCAAGACGGGCATAACCATAGTTCATAATATCGCTATTAAGGCTATCTAAGACGACCTTAGCGTCATTGTGGGTGAACAGGTAGATTTCCTTGACACGGCCAGGATTGTTTACAGGTTGTGGTTCAATAACGCTTGTTGGATGATATGCACTTGAGTAGTTTGTGTAGGTACGACTACCTTGAACGCCACTACTACGCATAGAGTTATTCCAACCAGGCGAGTTGTTATATCGACCACGGTCTTCGCCATAAGCAGCCATGTTCACACCTGTTGTGATTGAGTTTACAACCGTATCCTTAATCGCAGGCACAATAACCTCACGACCAAGATATCCGAAAATAGCACGTATACCATTAGGACCAATAATACCTTTAACCAATCGAGTCATCAGGCTTGGCTTGAGTGGTTCGGTAGAAGAGCTAACAAGCGCTTTCTTCGGTTGACGCTGAGCCACATCAACTTTTCCATCGTTGGGTGCAGCTTCTTGAGGCTTAGCAACATTCGTAGCTTGAATGTCGTTGTAGTTAGTTTCGGTCATATGTTCTCCTTTTCAAAAAAAAAAAAATGAAAGTAGACTTTCCTTGTTTCCTGCCGGAATCAAACCGGCGCCTTGCAATTACTCATGTGCTCTCATCGTACACCAAGTACTCCAAGGAGTCTCCTTTCTATATAGTGCATGGTAAAAATTTTAAAGAATATAGGCAGAGATAAGAATAGCTTGCATCCCATCTTCGTATTTAGAAAGAACCGTCTTGTGGCTCTTGACTTTAAGTGCCATGCCTTCAATAGAAACGCGGTTATCTGTACGCCCAAAATTCAGAACCAAGTCGGTAGCGGCTTGGTGGTCAAGTGGGTCAATCAGAATAGACCAATGCGTATCATCAATGTTTTTCAATTCGTATGGGTATTTATCCAAATATGTTTTCTTCATCAAGTTCTCCTTCAAAAAAAAAAAAGAAAGAAGTGTAGATTACTCTACAACCTCTTCCGTCTCTTCAACAACTTCAGGAGTATTTTCATACTCTTCAAGTTCAGCAATTTCATAGTCGCCGTCAATTACATCAGCATCGAATTCTGCAGGCATACCAGCATCGTACGCTTTCTTGCCAAGGAATCCGATAAGGGCAGCTCCTGCAATAGCTCCACCAATTTTCCATTTGTTAGATTTGACCCAATTCCAAGCTTGTTTAGCTTTTCCTTGTTTCTCTTCAACAACTGGTTGTTGGTCAACCATCGCAAGAAGCTTAGCCTTCTCTTCATCTGACAAGTTTTCAAATACGCTACCGGCAACAGCCTCTGCATTTTCAATAACTTCAGTAGTTTCTGCTTCTTTCAATTGTTTTACTTTTGACATATTAATGTCCTCCTTTTTATTTGTTCTATATAGTGGTATGTAAAAATTTTTATTTAAACTCAAATGTGATAATCCAGCGTTTATACATGTCGTTATAGTAATAACGTGGTCGCTTGATTTTAGCTGCAATCTTAGGATCTTTCAAATATAGTTGGAATAGATATTCTGCAATATCTTCCATGATATCCAAATCATCTTCGATATGGTCATTAGCGCTGATAGGCGTGAGATTAAGCGCGATACCAGTATCGTCTTGTCTGTTGTAGCCGATACTTGTATGGTATAAAGCATTGACCAGAATTACATTGTTAGGGAATAATAGAATTTCGTTACTCATTTCTTCGCTCCTCCTTTTTCAATATATAAGATATCACCTGTAACCATGTTTCCGAATAGGAAATTCTTTTCGAGGTTAGAGGTTTTAGCATATACAACATCGCCTTCCTCTATAGAATAGTCTTCGCCGCCATCTTTCTTGGTAAGCGCGGCATATACAGGGTCTCCTGCCCCTTTAAGCGTTACCTTTCCGAAGAAGCCGTATTCGTCTTTACTTTTATCATAAGCTGACATATCAACAGATACAACTTCCCAGCGTGTGACCTTATACCAGTCTTCGGCTTTCTTGAAATCTTTAGCATCTTCCAAGGTTACAATATCTGCATGCGGTGGGTGAGGGATAAAATACCATACACCACACGCAATGGCACCAATAGTAGCAATAGCAGCAACAATCAACAATAGTTTATTTTGGTTTTTGATTTTAAGGTTGAATTTCATGTTCATATCCTCCTTCGATAATGAATTCATCAAGAATTTTATTTGCGTTTTTGATTGACTCTTCAATATAAGATTTATGGTCTGCGCCTAGTTGGGCAAAGTTATGGCCACAATACCAATTACCGCCATACTCCTCAGTACACCAGTCAACCCATTCTTCAGCTGTTTCCATCATATATTGTGTTAAATATAGCAAAACAACAGCTTCGGTTGTGATGAAATGAATAAAAGATAGGTCGTTCATCTTTTTAAGACGCAACTCACGGTTCTTGGTTTGGGCGATACGTGCCGTACTTTCTGACATCAATTCCCTCCTTTAGCTTGATGCAATATACGAATTATGTTATAGTAGCAATCACGGAAATATTCCATTTTGTATACAATAACATCCCATGTTTCGTAGTTATTGACTCGAGGCATATCTGTTTTTACCATTTCGATACAATTTTCAAAGTCTGCATCAGTTGGTGATAAATCAAAGTCTGTAATCTTAGTACGAATACGAGTCGTAATCTTATCGATACCGTCCTGCCCAACATTGGTTATTGTTCGAACCTTGAAATATGCGAAATACAAACCTCTGATATCTTCCTCATACTTCTTGATAAGGTCAGAAGTATAATAATTTTGGATAATAACCATAGTTGAAATAAAGATGACCTTGAACATCTCAAAATCATAATCATTACATTCAAGATGGTTATCCGCCATAATCCCAAAGATATAAGGATAAAACAGCTTTCTAAAACCTACATCATACTCCATTAGGCTGTAAATCGTTGGGTGCTCTGTCTTATCAACATACTCCATAAATATTGCTCCTTTTATATTATACCAAAAAAAAAAAAGAAAGAAGTGTACATTAGTACAGCTTCTTAATAAAATTCTTTGCGCTAGAAGTGAAGAGACCGTCTTCCGCTTCATAATCCCTGATGATTAGGATACCTGCAATACTAGCAATAGCACCACCAACAGTAGTGATGATAGCCGCCTTAACCTGTGGTTCGAGCTTCTTTTCTTTACCTTGCATATGGCGGACTTTAATATCCGTCAATGTTTTGGTAAGAAAATCAATATCGTCCAAGATTTTGACTTCTTCCTCACTACCCGTTGGTACTTCAGCCAGTTGGGTATTCAGTTCATCGAGTTTAGCCTCGATAGTTTCTTCAATTTTAGCAACGTGTTTTTTCTTAAAAAGTTTCATAACGTTTCCTTCCTTTCTATATAGACAGTTGTAAAAAATTAAAAGAGTATTGTATTAATACTCTTTCTTCAATTTAGTTAGAACGTATCTTGTAACCTCAAGACGTTCGTTGTGTTTCGCAGCATCTTGTTCAACATAACCGTTTTTCACAAGCCTATCAATATAAGCTTCCTCCATAACAGCGTATGCAGCAAGACAACGAAAACCAACAAATCTTAAAAATTTACGCATAATAATGTCCTCTCTTTCTATTAGGAGGGTTGTAAATATTTATTCTTCCCTTTCGCCGTCATCCGGCAGGTCTTTTGGATCCCAGTAAATAATCAATCCAATGCGAGGAGGTGTACTACCAAAACCTAAACCATAATGTGGGCGGACAGTATATCCGTTATCTTCAAGTTTGATTTGGATTTCATCAAAAATGAATTGTAAAGAATCTTTCCATTCTTCATCTGGAACATTGACATCAGGTCTAATTGATTTTGCTAAAAGTAGAATACTAGTTGCGCCGAGTTCAAGGTTCTCTAACCTATTGTTTACCTTTTCATAAACCTTAGTTAAGTCAATTCCCGACCTTACTGCGCTCCGTTTATCCGCAATCATCTGTCTAATTTCCGCTGCTGTTTTGAGTTTTATCATTTTCTTCATCCTCCGTTTTTCCTAATGCAAGTTTAAGATTTTCGTATTTTTCCTTCAAATCGAGATATTCATCGTAGTAATAAGTAGCAACGTCATCTCGAAATTCCCATCGCTTCTTATACATGTCGCGTTCCTCAGTTAGAGTCTTAACCTCTCTCTGATGTTTTTTTTCCAGCTCATTGATCTTGTTAGCTGTATTAATCTCAATTAGAGCAATGCAGATCGTAACAAAAATCAGGGCCGAGACAATAACCGTCGTTAGTTCTTTCCATCTGGTTGTCATACATTCTCCTTTACCATTTTAGTGTAATCCCATATAATCTAAGGTTGTATTCATATCCGGCGCTTACTTCATATCCAAGTTCGTCCTCTAGATATTTAATTAACTGTTTATCATTTAGAGCATATTTACTTCCATTATATGCGTCATACAGCCCTTTTTTATTGCCATTTCTTTAGCATCCGGTATCCTTGTTTGTTCCATTACATATCCTTTCTTAAAAAAAATAGGAGACCTTTGTAGTCTCCGTTTAGAAAAATAGGTCTAAAAACCATAGACCCAATAGAAATTGCCACCAAGTCATATCCTTGGTTTCTTCATTCTTTTTGTTCATATCGACTACCTCTCTTTCTATATAGAGAACTGTAAATGTTTTGAAAAAAGAAATGAGTGTATTAAACACTCACTTTAATCCATGTAGTGTCTTCGTCGCTAAATAGTTCAGCATGATATCCGGACTCCAATAGTTTGCCATAAACCAAATCTAGATTACCAGACAGTGCTCGGAAATCGATCCCCTGAATACCGAAATTCACGATTGTAATATTCGTGATTTCAATATCAACTTCACCTTCCAAGTATTTGTCTGCAATATAGTCATGGATACGACTCAATATTGCGTCCAAGTTATCGCGAACTGTATTGCGATCTTCCAACTTCAACATAAATAATTTGTTCTTCATTTGAACTACCTCATTTCTTTATTCTATATAGATAGATGTAAAGTTTTGAAAAAGAAAAGAGATTGGTGAAATCTCTAATATCGACCAAACAGTCTTAATAGAAATCCACCGATCCCTTTCAAAATACTAGTGAATCCGTAACTTAGGATCCACAACACAATCAATGTCCCAATAACATATTGCATATTAATTCCTCCTTTAAAATATCCATTAGTATTCTATATAGATACGTGTAAAAAATTTAAAAGAAAAAGAGCAATGTTTATTGCTCCAAATATGCTTTGATTATGAACATCGTAAGGGTGTCTACTTCCAGCATCTGCTTTTTGGTTTGCTTTATAAGTATTTGTCTTCTTATTTTATTGAACATACGTCCATCCATATGAAACCATTTAAATTTCAATAGTTTTGCTTTAAGGATTGCTTCTTCGAGACCCAATTCTCGATCACAATCATAAACAACCCTAAGGTTATTTAAACAGTCCAATATCTTAGAACATGCGTCAATATACATATCGTAATAACAAATATATATAAAGTCATTTCCAAAAGTAGGTGCGTTAAGGTATCTCTCCCTACAAGAATTATAATTTTCAACAAGTTTTTGCATATCATATACCTCTCTTTCTATATAGAGAGCTGTAAAAAATAAAAAAAAATAAGCGTTGTAGATTTCACTCACACAACGCCCTTACATCATTCACGAAGTTTCTCGACATACCACTCACCGGTAATATCGCCTAGAGCCATCCAGCCTTCAACACCGTTGTGTCGGACTTTAGCCCAGTGCCAATCGCATCTTGTGGTTAGGTCAAGTACTTCATATTTCTTGTCAATCTCACAGATACCTATGGACTCAGCTACTCGAGTCGGTTCACGGCGAATATGGATAGACATACGAGGAACCACGAACTTGGGCTCCCAGTAAATATCCTCATACTCTTTAATCTTCTTCTTAAGCGTCTCCAGAGCTTGACGCATACCGCCAGCTCCCGTCCAAGGTTGTAGTACACCAAATATCCGAATAAATACTGGCACCGCTACATTCCAATCATAATGCTTAAGGTCTCTACCGTGGGTTTCTTTAAAGATTTGTTTAAGATATTTAAGATCTTCAGGGTGACCGACATAAGCGACTTCATTCTCATCACCGTTATAGTAATAGATTTTGTCCTTATGCCAACCTTGAAGATAATCAAGTTTTGGGTCACCACCTTCAATCCTAAAGGTAAAATGGATAGCCATTAAGTGGCGTTCTCCAGTTGTTTGATAATCTTGTCAAGAGTAGCCTTGATGTTATTATCAGATGTTGTTGGTCTAAGCGCTCCAAAGATACGAATATACACAGGAACATTATTATCCCAGTGATAGTCCTTCAAGTCTCTACCTGTCGTATCCTTGTAGATAGACCTTAGGTATTTCAATTCTTCGGTGTTGTGAACTGGCTGAATTTCATTGACAGCACCGTTGTAATAATACACGGTACCGGCACTCCAGTTCGGGTCGCCTTTGATATCAAATGTAAAGTCCATTGTCTCTCCGTTCGGTTGAGGGGCTTCAGGAGCAGGGCCTCCGCTACCAACTGCGCCATCAATACCATCAGAATAAGGAGGATATGTGAAACCAATAATGGTCTCAGCACCACCACCTAATGTCCGTGTACGATAGCGAGCAGGCCCTCCGCCCAGTCCTCCGTCTACGTTTTGCTCAATAGTTTGGAATCGCCCAGCACCGTCAGGGTTGGATATAACAAGTCCCGTATGTCCATATCCATGATAAGATACTCGCATACAGAATATAGCGCCAGCACGAGGGGATTCGGCACCAGTGGTAAGCCAACCATTCCCTCTACCAGCGTTAAGCATATCTATACCGTTCCCACGCATCGACCGCCCAAAGAATTTCTGGGCAATCATATTAGGTAAGTCAACACATTGAGCACCAAAGGCACCGTCTGCATCAACCCCAATTCCTCTATCGGCAATATTTCTAGCCCAGTTAATTACTTCAGCTTTGGTCGCCATTATAGTCTCCGTTGTATAGAATTCCTTCTCGGTCAGACATTATAACTTTTGAAGCAAGTTTCGCATCGAGTTCCTTAATATAGGTGTTGCCTCGAAGCTTCTGATAATCAGCGATAATATGTCGGGTCATAATATATTTTTCGTTATAGGTGAATTCCGTAGAATTGTATATAGCGAGATATTCCGAACGTAACATAGACCGCTTAATCGAATTCAACTTATCATTTTGCTCATCGGCATAACGTTGCTGACGTGCGACATCTTCTTCCTTTTCCTTTTTGACCTTATCAATATACATATTAACACTTCTAGTTAGTAAACTGATCAGGGCAATAATAAAAAGAGAAAGGCCTGTTAAGACCTTCTCATCCATCAATAATCTCTGCATTATCTATGTACGCTTCCTAAATTAGGTTATTCTTTTTCCTTTGGCGTATCATACCCCAAAGCTTGAGCTGAGTCACCGATACCTTTAGTTGTAGGGTCTGTTACAACACCCAAGATAACCAAGATAAGCACGAAAGTATTCACGCCGTCTTTGATGTTAGTAGGGATTGTAAGTCCGAACTGTTGAAGCATCAAGAATACTGCTGAGATAAGAGCAATAAGAGTAGCGCGGTTTTGAAGACGAAGTTTAAGATTAAGTTTCATAAGTTATATACCTCTTTTTCTTTATTTTGAAATTTTAGTGATTAGCGCGAGGGTTAGGCCAAGGCCATGCCGCCCCAACGCCGTTTTGTTCATTCTTACCGTTCTTGTAGAATGTTTGGATTGTATCAGCGGCCGCATATGTATGTTCACGAATAAACTGAACAAGTACCCTGTTGCCTGTACCAAAGGAGTTGTTGATAGTAGGATCTTCAATAGCAACGACATCGTTAGCTTTATAGGTCTTACCTACAACAGCGTCTGGTACAAGCTTAAGCAATGCGCCGTACAATACAGGGTCGATTGGGTCATCGCCAGTATAGTCCTTAGTAACGGCGTAAATAGTAAACACGTCAATAAGAGCTTGTAAGCGGTCGACCTTCTCATCAGTCTCTTTGATTTTACGGTCTGTAAAGTTCTCAGAGAATAAGATAGCCAGCGCATCATCAAACAATTCATCGTTAGATTTATCGATTGATGTTGGTGGCAAGTTAATTGGATGGAAAGCGCCTTCAGCATTCCCTAATACAACACGAGTTGCTAAGGGTTTGTTATCAGCACTATATGTGAGCGATTTTGATTGAAATTCTAATTTCATTCTATCTCCTTATTTGAAAGTTAGCTCCGCCAGTTGCAGGTTGTGTAGACTCTGCAAACCAGCTAGCATGACCACGATACACACGGTTACCACCAGAGGAAGACTCCGTATGAGCGATAGTCCCATCAGCGTTAAATGACCAGAGGGCAGGGTTTATGATAGTCGAGCCAGAGTTACGATATAAGACAACTTGGGTGTTTACCATAGGTTTAAACCCGTTTGGTATACGTTCTCCAAGCTTGGCATTCTCAACATTTACGTTTGGATTAGCGATAGCAAAAACATCAACAGTAACAATACGACCACGCTTCTGGAAAGTAGCCTTAATATTCCAACCAATTGGAACATCGGTTAGAGTATATATCGGTGTATTGTCATTATCGATACTAAACCATGGCGTCCATTTGTTCACACCGATTTTCTGACGGTATCCTAGATAAGCACCGCCAAATGTGAATAGTTCTTGGACGATATAGTTTGAGTTATTGCCCATGACCCTTAAGTAAATAAGAGAGTCGATGCCCGGTGGTACACTCTTAGCATTACGGGCTCGGTAGAAGCCAGCAAGATATACGTTGTTGATATCATGATTATCGGGCAACCAGGTACCATAACCGTCGTCACCAGTTAAAGCGTGGGTAGAAATCTTCTTGTTATTCACAAAGAGATCTCCAGCAATATCCAGAGCACCACGCTCCCGAACCTTATTGATACCGATACCGAATGGATCATCGGTACGATGAACCTTTATAGTACCAATAACTAAGCTCTGGTCGGCCTTATTTCCAAAAGCGTCTTCATATAAGATAGTTACAGAGAATGAGTTGCCCGTAGAATAATCACCAGTTAAGTCGACTATTCTATCATTGTCGTTTATACCAAAAAGACTTACGAGATTACCGGACGTATCATTAACAACAGTATTAGTCGTGGTATTCTTTATAGTAACGGTACGCTTACCAAAATTGACGTTCCTATTCTGGTCGTCAAATAACGGGAAAGTCCTACCGTTGAGATATAGACGGAGTTTCTTCTCATCATCATTACGGCGGTCAACACGAGCACTACAAACTGGAGGAGCGTAATTGTCGATTTGAATCACCTTCTCAAAGGCTGCTGATGTCAAACCACGAGAGTCACGAATTGTGACATTAAGAACGTGCTTACCGCTGGTATTGATGTTATTAAGAACTACAGTCTTACCTACAACTTCTCTTAGAACTTTCGCATCTTGCATGAGACGAACCGTCATACCATCATCTGGGATTGTTGCGCCATACTTAGTTTCAAAATCGCCAAGCGCGACTTGTATCTCGGACAATATCCGAACATATTTCAAGTTCTTAAGAAGCGCTTTACACTTAGGATGTTGTTCCTCCGTATTAATACCCTTGATAACAGGCTTTTCTGTATCGGGTATTCTCAACCTTATCTGGGAAGCAGACCTACCAGTTTCGATAGTTGTCCCATTACGATATGTGATTAGCGTTAGAGTACCGACACCTTCACTAGCTTGTGGGAATTTAGATGCGAGCTCCAGAGGGGGTGTCCATGTCGCGGTATCTCTCATCGAGTCGATTATCTTTGTATCGACATCACCGAAGCGTAACCAGACAGTGTTGTACATCTGGTCTGATTTACGTCTTGCGGTAAAGGTAATCGGCTGTCCGAGAACACCTTGATAGTCGCCCATTGGATCTGAAGCACGAGGGATATCGGTTAAGGCGAACTGTCTATTCCCTACAACAAGCTCACCAGTAAAGGCAAAGGCCGTATTGTAGGCATTAACAAAGGCATCAACATTGGCTATTTGTTTACCATCAGAACCATGCGGGTAGTTGAAATCCCATGTTCCAAGATAAACCTCTGAGTTAAACCCAGGCCCGTTGATTTGAACAGTCTTGTTTTGTCTCTGTCCGCCACACCGAGCTTCTACGAACATTGGGCCGTAAAACGACTGAGTACCTACTTTAAGCCATAAGTCTATACGAACGGTAGAAGAGTTGGCGGCATGATTGACACCAATCTCATACGCGTTCATTCTTAGGGAGTAACCATTATTAACTCCCGAAGTCCAAGTTCCCATATTATCCTACCCTTCTATATATTTTGTAATATTCCGTGTAGGATCAGACGGATCCTGGAATGTAATAAAGTGACCGATTTGTAAGCTTAAGGTGAACGCACCGGAGTCGATGTTCAGTCGCCCTTGAGCGATTGAGGCAATTTCCTTACCGGCAGACATAAACGAAATACGGTTTGGAGTAAATACCAACCGTTCACTATTGTCCTGCTTACCGATAGAGAGCCCTTCTTCACTCTCAACGACCTGAGTGGTTATGAATTCCCGAATATAGGCATACTCACCGAACTGCTTAGATACCTCAGACCTTAAACGAGCAGACATTACACGCAAAGACTCCTCAGCCGCTTTTCTACCAGCCTCATCTGTATCACGAATACGTTTAATTAAATCCGCCCAGTCTGTAGACACTCTTCGCATAATATCATCATTTAGGGATTTTAGTGCTTGATCCTGAGCTTCTTTAAGAAGACGTTGCTGTTCTAATACAGACTCTGAGTCGGCCTTACGTCCAAGTTCGATAGTTGTCTCAACTGGACTAGGTTTGTATGGTGTAGCGACTTCGCCTTCTTCAAGCTTGAAACCACACACCTGAACCTCAAATAACTCAGTATTTGTCGCAAGAACCGTGAAGTAGATACGGGCTGCTTTAGGGTCGTTATCGCCCATTTTAGTAGGGTCAAATTCGAAGGTCTTAGATAACTGTACCCATTCATTAGTTGTAATATAATCCGTTAAGAAATTACCATAGATAGACCAATCCTTAAGCATTGGGTAAATGTACATCTTAGCAGTTGACGCACCGCTAATCTTCCTCGCATAGCACGAAATTGTATACTTTGTTCCAGCTTTGAGTGGAACACCTTTATAATCTCCGCCATACCAGCAGATCCCGATATTCTTACCGGAAGAACCTTCTTTATTTTTAAACCGGACACCAGTAGAAATAGAAGCAACTGGAGGGTCTTGGATTTGAACATACCCGAAATCAAATAATGCATGGTTTTCTGAATGCGAATAATATCGGTCTTGATTTGCGTAGTTCTTAGATACAGACATAGCGTTAGTGTCTAAGAGCAAGTTTTCACCGACCTGGCCATCACGCCCTGGTTTCCCATCTTCTACGTCGGTGATCGTGATCTGACCACTAGATACAACAACCATTTGTTTCCTTTCTATTTCGTCTCAATGGCTACAGAAAATGTAGCACGGTTTAAAACATCAGCGTTAGTTAAGTTAAAGCCTTTCATTCTAGCCTGAGGTTTCTTGGCCCATTCTTCATCGGCCACACCATTAGCTAAAACCTTAGTCCACTTGTAAGAGAAGCCTTCGCCTTCAGTATCGATCTCTTCATCATTACGATATAACTTTGCCGTAATACGAGTATCGATAATACCGTTCTTAAAGGTGTCGCCATTACTAGAATGAACGACCGTCAAGATTGGCGAAACGCCATCACTTACAGTTGAGAATGTGATATCTTGGAACTCGACGACTTCACCCTTGACTAGAGCTTGAACTGTAATAAGCGCACGACCACTAGTCCCAATGTTAGCCTTAGATACCGTGAATTTATCCCCTCTACCAGCTACTTGGTTGTCGATATAATATATATATTCGGCCTCAGTAAACTCAGTAGAACCTTTATATAAGGTAGGAATAACATCACAAGTATCAGAAACTTCCCGGAACATGGTAGGGCCTGTCACTTTTACATTCATTTTGAAAGGTTGAGCATCAGCCACCATCTGCGCCATCGCTTTACTTAGAATAGAATTATTCGTAGGTCGAGTAGCAATAACGTTTGATAGAATAACCTTAGTTTTGGTTTGGTCTGTTGAGCATCGCACCATTTCAGTAACACGAGCCCTTATCAATAACCCACCAGCAAAGTGTTCGTCAGTCAAGAAGATAACATCGCCAATACGAATGTCGTGACGTTGTAGAACTACCGCAGAGTTCAACTCAATCTCCCATGTTGTCACGGGATACATGTAGTTCTTAAGCATCTTAACCGCATAAGCCCAGGCTTGTTTGTAGTCGGTGAATTCGGTTTTTACATCACGAACAATCCAGTTATCACAGTTCTCACGTTTATTAAGTGAGGGGTATAGCCTGGCAGATATAGGGGCATAGATGGTTGTAGCGTTACGAGTACAGTAAATCTCGTTATGTACACCATCGGCCGCTTTAACTTCTCTGGCCTTGGGTTGTTTGATGTAGTTACCATCTTTGTCCCGGATACGGATAGCGGAGAAGAGGTTGGTTTTATCCTCTTTCTTCACCACCGATACAATATCCCGACCCATCTCAAGGCGGATATCGGTACGCACCCGACCTAGACCATCTTCACGGTCATCAGACAGAGCGCGAGACTTGTAGACATTGAGCTCGTATTTATCGATTTGTCCACCTTGATTAAGGTAGGTTCGAATGTCCATCTCACAGTCGAAAGCTTCAACTAGCTTAATAATACGGGCTAGACAGGTGTCATCATCAGACTCAAACTTAAGAGTGAGCTTGGTGTCACGGACATCGCAACGACCAAGGTCAATCTTAGTAAACCTGAATAGACCCATAATATCAGCATACTCAAGAAACGTATGCGCCTCTTTGGCCTCATATGCTTGAACCTTCTCATTAAGCAATTCAAGGTTGGCTGAGTTACATTCAAACTCAATAGTCGTGTTGGTTTCTTTACGGTTTATAATACTGAATACATAATCTCGATCATTATCTCTGAAAGAAATATAACAATCAGATGTAAGTTCTTCAACTCTAGGATTGAGTTTACCGTTCAGGTACTTGTCTACCGTAAAGTTAAAGATCGAAGAGCCTTTACCACAGTACTCGTGGAACTCTTCGTTGTAATACTTAAGAGAACCAGGCACATCATTATTTATATGATCGATGATGTTCATAGCATTGTCATGAACAGTCAACTGCCATGCAGGTTTTGCAATCATTTTGAAGTTTTGGCCCTCCTTTCTTACAACCAGGCTTCATCCCATTCAACAGTAACATCAGGCGCTTGTTCACAGAAGTCAGATGAATGGACTTCTAGTTTAGACTCACCCGGAGGTATTGAGAAGTAGCGGGAACCATTAATAAGGTCTCCTGCAGCCGATACACCAATCTTAGAGGCTGATGGATTAGCTACAAACGAGACTTTACCTTGCTCCATATCTACTACAACTTCGCTACCCTTAGCATACTTGTTAGGGACTAGGTCGTATCGCTCAGCGTTATTCTTGACGAAGCGAATTGATTGAATACATAGAGTATCTAATGACCCAATACCGTCTCTTTCGCCCTTGTATCGCCCGGCCATAACCCAAATCTTAGTACAAGTCAAGTACTCTTTAGACGGGTCATTAAGCGTCTTAGGGATACCATTATAAGAAAAGGTCAGTTTAGGGCCTTCCTTGATAATATAAGCATCTCCTGTACGACTGTTAAAGGCTACGTTCGGTCTAGGTGTCCCGGGTTCATTGTTGTTAGAACCAAAGCTGTTCATCTCACGTTGGTAGGTAGCACCTGAGTGTATATCGCCCAATGAGAATGACTGCCAGGTAATCTCGCCTGACGTATCTGGCTTCTCAATAGTATACGCACAAATAACGCGATTATCATCTGTAACAAATATGATTGATAGGGAACCTGATTGGCCAAACTTGGAAGCCCAGACTTTCATGTTGAAATCACAACGCCAGTCTTTAGCACCCTTTACACCAGTCTTATCATTAGGGAGTACGTATTCATAAATACCGCAACCCCAGTCACGACCGACACCCTTGCTACCTTGACCATTCCAATGTAGACCAGGAGCAGGATATGCTACGCCACCGAATCCTTTCTCTCGCCATCCCAGTTTAAGTCCACCAATCTCCGCATGACTAGCAAAAGGTAAAGGTGAAATATTCTGGTAGCGGTTTGAGACTTCTGTAAACTTAGCCCATTCGGCCTTATCTTCGGGTTTGATGTCTATTAAAGTATGTGATTGGTTGAACTGACCTGAGGCAACCCGAGTACCCGTGACATCGGCTAGACTTGTGCCGATTTCCATCATACCGTTCTGGTTTACAAGCCCAATCCAACCATTATCTGAATTGTTACGAACCCTAATCTTAGGGTAAGCCGGAGCAGACCCTGTATTGTTTAGAGTTATTTTGACAGTTTTCCCTTCTTTAGTGAGAGTTCCAATGTCGGCGCTTCTTGTTGACCCATCCAGCACCTTGGTGACTTCTGAATGAAGTAGACCATCAGGTACATCAAATGCTATTGAGACAGTAACTTTACCATGAAGCGGGTCTTCTGCGAACTTAGTTACGCCAGTAGCTACCGCCATATAGTATTTACCATCTTGGTCATCAAACTGCAACTTCTTAGGCCCATCAGGACAGTCCAGCACTTTGGCTAGCTTAGTTCTAAGGGCTAAGAAATCAACAGGGCCACCATGTAGAGTAGCTTCAATATTGATAGGATATGTACCTCTATGAGCCGATATCCAGGTCTTACCAAAACGACCGACGCCGGCGGAATACGAATGTTCCAAACCGGCACCAGCGTTACGTTCTACCTTAGTTACCGCATCAAAGAGTTTACCGATATCAACAGCTTCAGCTCCCTCACCAAAGATTATGGAGAAATATCTTTCATCTCTCATATCGTTGGTAATACTCCATCTAACATATTTAGTCGATCGTTATAGGAACGTTGTGCATCAGCCATACCTGGAGCAAGAGCCCGATTAACGAGGTCTTTATCCATAAATACAGGACTGACACGGTCTTGAGCCAGAAGCTCATTACCAACAGTTCCAACTTCAGCAAGAGTCTCAAGCTTACGATCAAGAGCATTAAGACCTTTAACCACTTCATCAATAGAATATCTATTACTTGCTTGTGCCCTTGTAGCAGGGTTTAGAGCAGAGTAATTTACATTACCTGAGAGGTTAAGAGAACCGAGGCCATTCCAGCTATATCCGTCAAGATTTGACGTATCTAGAACTGGTGTAATGGTAGGGTTCATATCCATATTCTCATCCAGATATCTGGTCATAGTCTCCATAGAAGATTGCACGAATGCGTTGACCTTATCCATATTTGAGGAAATAGCATCCATAGATTTAGTTGAACCTAAACCTCCAGCAAATTCCTTAACAATAGCAAGACCTGAACGGAATACACCACGCCATCCATCACCAGAGAAGACCCCTTCTTTGGCTGGAGATTGTGGTTGATGATGTTTAACCTTAGAGTTAACTTTAGCCATAGCCTCATCAACTGCCCTAAGCGCAGCGCTAGAAGCGAGACCTCCAGCAAAGGCCTTAGTGATAGCCTCACCAGAGTTGGCCGCAGTACCAGTACCTTTAAGTCCGTTTTGTGCTGACTTATTAACTTCGCCTGCCGCCTTAGAAGCTTTACTCTTATTGCCGTCAGACTTAAGATTGTTGGCATATGAGTCAATCGATTTATCGGCCGAATCTTTACCGTCGAACTTCATCGCTTTCTGAGCAGTATCAGCAACTGTCTTAGCTGAACTTTCGGCAGTAGTCTTACCGTTACCGATAGTAGTGCTATAGTTGTTCATACCGACGCCTGCCAAGTTTACACCTGGAGCAAAGTTACCTAATGTAGTATTAAGGTTTTGTTGAGTTGTAGTTGCTTTCGCGTTTACATCTCCAGACATCTTGTCCATAGATGCACCAACCTTAGCATTGGCATCATCAACAGCGGCCGCTGCCTTATCGCCCATACCCTCAATAGGTTTAGCATACTCATCCATGTTTTCTTGAGAGACGCCTGCGAAATCACCAGAAGCCAGTTTATCCAGCATCTCTTGATTGATTTCACCAGTCTTAACCCCAGCCATGGCCTTAGTTATATCGAGTTGACCACCCATGTGCTCATTGAGTTTAGTGAACGCTTGAGTTATAAGACCTGTATCAAAGCCTTGTCCATTACCAGATAGACCTTCTTCAACAGATTTCTTAACTTCATCACCGCTAGCTTTAGCTTTTTCCTTAGCGGTCAATACACCATTAGCGTAATCAAAGCCTGCGGCTTCCGCGATTTGCTTGATTTGGTTCTCAGACATACCCAGTTCTACCATCTTAGCTAAGAACTTACCGGCTTCTTGTGCAGAAATTGAACCATTTTGAATTCCTTTAATGAACTCTTCAGGCCCCTGGATACCAAGTTGCGAACAGTAGATACGAAATACATCTAAACCGTCTTTACCTGATGCGGCAAAACGTCGAGCAGCCTCAGCCTCTTCTGGGCCAAGAGCATCCATAGTTTCAATGGCTTTCTTGATACCGTCTTCAGTTGCGATTGATGGATAATCTTTAAGTTCATCGAGAGCCTTACGACCAGACTCAGCAAATGCCTTAAATGCGGCATCAACTTGAGGGGTCATCTCCTTAACCTTATCGCCAATGAATGGAATATTCTCCATAGACTTAAGCATAAGTACTGTCATGATACGGAGACCTTCCAAGATAACCTCGGTCAAAGCCTCGACCATTTCAAGACCCGCCATGACTAGAACATTCTTATTGTTTCTAATCCATTGAGCCGTTTGTAGGAGGCCTTGTAGGAATGCATCACAGAACTTAGTAAACCAACCAGGCATAGCTTCAGTTAATTTAATAACTGCTTCGCCTGCGATAGTTACAAGAGTTTCCGCGATTTGCCCAGCCATTGTTAGGATACCTTGTATAAAACCTGACATCAGACGGATACCCACTTGGATAATTCTACCAATGTTTTGTTCCACACCTTCGATAAAGCCTACTACGATACCGGTTACAACACCTGCCGCAACACGACCCATATCGTCAGCACCCTTAGCTGCTTCTTTGAAGAATTTAGCAACATTCTGGCCGCCCTCGGCTCCTAACTTAGAGGTGGTGGTTATCATATCATTCATTGCTTGAATGAAACCGGTAGCGGCATTTAAGAAGCCGGCTAAAGCATCGGCCGCCACTTTGACGCCGAGCCCAAGAAGCAAGAAACTTCCGGCCAACACGGCTACACCAACCATACCCATTGTAGAGTTTCCAAGAATTCCGCCGATAACAGCTAGGCCACCAACAATAGCCGCAAGAACACCAACCTTAGTCCAGATATCATCAACTGGAATTTGTGTCAGCATTTGCATACCAAGAGCGGCTACGACAACAGCACCTGCTGCTACGCCAATGGCAATTAAACCTTGAGTTTTGATTTTCTCACCAAGCTTAGCGAGACCAACAAACCCTAACATAACTGCACCCAAGGCTATAACTGCAGTAGCAACATGTCCTAAATCGGTATTCATCTGACTTAAGATAAATAGACCAGAAGCAGCCACTACAACTTCTGCGGCAATAACACCAAGGCGCTTGATACCATGTGACATTCCATCACCAGCAACCGCACCGTCTCCGAGTTTAGCCGCAAGAAGTGAGAATAGTCCCACAACGATTGTGATACCACCCAAAGCATTCATAAACGTGTCGGGATTTGGCATCTTGCCTAATTCTCCTGCAAGTTCTGACATCATTTTGAACAAAAGGATCATTCCGCCGAACATCACAAGAGCGTTCTTAGCAAAGGATTGTTTGGTGTTGTCTAGTTGGCCAAACGCAAAGGTCATGGCCGCCATAACACCTAGCATGGCTAGTACCGCCGCACCACCCTTGATTAAGACGTCAGTTTTCATCTCACCAAGAGTCTGTATAGTGGCAGACATCTTCTTAATAGCAGACGCCATAGCACTAAAGGCGAATACGGAAGCAAACTTAGTCCCTTGCATCTTAGATGTTGCTAGAATAACGGCTGTAATACCGGTCACAATAGCAACCATACCAAATAGGCCTTGTTGTAGCTTCCAGAAGTTCATTTCACCAAGAGCCGCAATAGACGGAACGATATTTCTAATCGCATACGCGATGCCAACAAACGTCAAGAATGTTACCGCAATCTTCTGAGTACCACGAACGGTGTTACCTTGGAGTTTGTTCATGATAGCCATTGATGTAAAGATGGCTCCGAGCAGGAGACTTACACCAATAATACCCTGAAGACCCTTCTTCCAGTCCATATTACCGAGTAAGGCAACAGAAGCTGTAAGTAAGAGGATTGAGCCAGCGATACCCAGCATACCAAGCATGGCTTGTTGCATGTTTCGTACCTTAGCAGGATTGAATTTCTTAGTAGTTCGGGATAGGGTAAGATAGAATACCTCGAATACCACTAGAACCCCAGCTAAACCGCCTAATCCGACAAGGAGTTTATCTCCCGGGATTGTAGAGAGCAGCCATAGAGATGCAACTAATACGCCAATAGCGATAGCAAAGGCTTTAATGTTTTCAACCCTTGTTTTGGCTTTAAAGAATCCACTAATTGTTGAGAACATGCCAACTAAAGACCCTACTACAGTTTTAGGCCCATGTGTTAGATTTTTAACAAAGTCGCCAAATACATCTTTTAGTCCGATAACTTTCTTACGAGTATTCCAAAGAACTGCGATAGCCGCTGCTAGAGTTAGGATACGACCGATAGACTCAGAGTTCTCTTTGGTAAATGGTTTAAGTGCTTCGCTAAACATGTTGGTCATGAGTTTCGCCATGTCGCCAATTGTAGAAAAGATACCTTGGGTTTTATTATGGACATGATCAACGTCGTTACTAAGTTCGTCAATACCAGCTTTCGCGCCCTTCATTTGGCTTTGCCCAAAGTCCATAGGCGTTAAATCATTCGCATGGGCTTTAGATACACCAAATAGCTTAACCATAGCGTCCCATACATCTTTAACAGATTCGATAATCTTGCCAAAGGTCTTACTGATACCGTCTCCGATTTGTTTAATCGTCTCACCAAAATTATTGAATGAGAAATCTACACCTTTAAAGTTAGCTCCGAAGTCACTTGCGAATTTTTTTACTGCAGACCATATATCAATAAGTACCTTTTGTATATCTTCAGGTAGACTACCGAAGAACTGTTTAAACCAAGGGCCAAAGGTAGATTTAAACCAATTGATAATTCCAGAGAACGTGTCCTTGAAACCATCAAATATCTTAGTCATCGTAGGGCCTTTAGCGGTATCACCAATACCCTGCCAGAAAGATTTAAACCATCCGCCGAATGTCTTCAGTGTGGTCTTATAGTTAGTAAAATCACCTTTTGATTGCGACAAACGTTTCTTAATATTATCGGTCAACTCGCCGACAAGATTTTTACTAGTATTGAAGCCTTCTACTGCCAATTTAACAGCACCCAGCTCGCTAGCCCATTTACGGAAACCGTCAATAGACTTAACCAAACCTGGGATGAACCCGTCTGCAAAGTTAGCGCTCAGCGTTTGCTGGATTTGTTTAAACCCATCTGCTAAATCAGAGAACTTGAAATTACCAATACTAAACCCAGCTAGTTTCTGAGATAGCCAATCAAAGGCCTTACCGACAGCATCTACTACTGGTGATAAAAAGGCGAATGAGAATTGGACTTTATCAAGTTTATCGGCATACTCACCAAGAGACGGCCATGTTTTTCTAACAACATCACCTAATGATTTGAATGAGAATGTCGAACTTTCCAACCATTTTGACAATCCCGCACTTCCTTTGGTAATAGAACCAAATGGGTTGGATGCAAAACTAGCAAGACCCGATTTAATCTTACTAGTATCGGGCATATCGAACTTAAGTCCTTTAAATATGCCAGAAATGTTAGATGGGATTAGAGAACCCCAGTTAAGGTTCTTGTTAAAGTCTTTCCAGCTACGGATTTGTCCATTCAGAACCTTATCCATATTCGAATTGAACTGAGTCCAGAAAGCTTTGTAGTTAAACTTCATGTTTCCTGAGAACGCATCCCAGTCATGACTAATCTTACTTAAGTTACGACGAAGTTTGTCTCCGAACTTACCGGCTGCACTATTCATATCATAGGTAGCGGTATTGAAATGGGAGAAACCGATAATAAAATCGCCCAGCGTCTTACCGAATACTGGGAATCGTTTCATCGCATTACCAACGCCAAACGACCAATCATTAAACCCTTTATAGTTCTTACCAAGAACATCATTAAGAGTCTTGAATGGATTAGTAAAGTATGAGAACATTGTACGAATATTCTGTTTAAACTCACCAATAGCTGGGGTTAGAAGTTTAATAACTTCCCAGAACTTCTTAAGCCAGTCGATAACCTTACCGACACCATTCGGAAGATTATCAAATGCGGTCATCCAATTTTGTGCGAACTTGCCCAGATATTCATTGACTTTATTCCAGAAGTTATGGACTTTCTCGGACACAAGGTCCAATATTTCGCCGGCTTTCTTGAAGTCAATAAATTTACCGACAATAGTTTCAATCGTACGGATAACCGAACTCACGACACTAGACAACATACCTAAGAACAAGACAAAGTTCTTAAATAAATGGTCGGGAATAAGTAATTCAACAATCTTAAGTTTAGCGCCTAACTCAGCCAAAACCCACTTGATAATACCAAATATAGTTTGGAAAATTTGACCAAAGGCTTGAGACTCAGCTTTACCAATCTTAAGTTTATCGGTTAGCCCTTGAATAAGGTTTACTAGTCTCTGACCCAAACTTATAGTATGACTATCACCAAATACTTTACGAAACGCATCACCTATTGGTTTAAGAATAAGACTAAGTGAGTTAAACGCAGTCTCCATTAGCTGTATAATCTTCTGACGACCACCAAGGTCTACAAAAGCTTTAGCAAACCCGACTGCCTGAGCACCAACCTTAGATAAAGCATTGGCCGCTATATTACCCCATTTAGTCCAGAAAGCAGTAACTTCGTCGCTACCAGCTTGACCAATAAGGGTTTCCCAGAAACGAGCCCATACACTTGTTACCTGGTCAGCAACGGCTTCAGATACTTCACCGAGAGTATGGAACTCTTCAGCCATCTTAGATAGGGTCTCATCATTAGCCAGTGTTTCCAAAGACTTAATAAGGATGTCATTTGTTAACCAGCCTTGTTGGAGTGAGTTCCGGAAGCCTTCTGACATATCGACTTCTTGGCCCATAGCGGCTGCAGTTTCAAGCAAGATATCTTTAAAACGTTGGGTTGCCATTCCGGCATTTTCAACAGATACCCAGTTCTGAGTATTCATCTTACCCATTTGTAGAGCTTGTTGTACACCGAACTGCAATGAACGGTTAAAACCATCAGTCGACGCACCTGCAGAAGCGGCCAAGTTACCCCAGCCCTTCAGGGCGGTTGTTGACTCTTTGAGTCCAACACCGGCATTTACGAACTGAGCCAAAGACCCATGCATCTGCTTAACGGAGTATTTGGTTGTTTCCGCATATTGTTGCAAGTCGTCAAGAGAGTCCGTTATATTACCCATCTCAGATTTACCAAGGGCCGCGACCAACATATTTACCGAGTTGATTTTGTCTTCAAACTGACCGAAGCCTTGTTTAACCGGAGCAACAGCATTTAAGATATTACGTCCTAAATTCATGGTAATAGATAGACCAGCTTGAACAGCAGATGCTGCGATATTACCCAGTGCAACGGTAGCGATAGATTGTAAGAAACTAAACCCTTGACTGGATTGCTCTACACGAGAACCCATATCCTCGATAGATTGGGCCGCCTCTTGAGTGCCGCTCGATACAGGGGAAATAAACCCGAGTACACTAGACGCGAAGCTACCGAAACTACCAGTAGTTCTAGATAAAGAACCGGTCACTTTATCAAAAGCTCCAAGAAATACATTACCGATCTTAGGCGCTTTATCCATCAAGTCAATCAGAGATTTAGAGAGGTTCTTGGCAGATTTCTCGATATTGGTAAAACTAGATTTACCATCAGACTTACTTAGACCTTTATCCAAAGCTTCAAGAGAACTCAAAGACTCCTTTAGGCCTTTCTTGAACTGTTCATTATCAATACCGAGTTTGATAAGACGTTCTTCAATTACTTGTCTACTCAACTATTTTTTCCACCTCCCTCATTATTTCATTAGCTATGGAGTCCACGATTGGGCCTACAAAATTGTTAGCAGGAACATATCCACCAGTACCGGTACCATGCCCATTAACAATCAAGACAACTAATGGTGTCCCATCAGATACTTTCTTGGAATTAGAATAGTATAAATTTAAACCATTTTGAGTTTTTTCGACTTCCATATCCCATGAAGAAGCAGTGGAACCGGATCGCTTAGGTGTCGCAGATATTAGCCGGCTAAGTCCCCTAGCACCTATCCCATCTACTCTTGCCTTAGTTTTATGCATAGTCTCAGCATTAGACAGGGAAGACTTAAGGTTAGATTTTCGGCGGACGGAAGTTACCTTGATTCGCATTTAATCTAGCCTCCTTCATTTGTTGTAGTTTGGCTAGACGTTCTTGGTTAATACGGTCATATTCAGCCAAGGTCTGCGCCTCTGTTTGTTTCTTCTTAGGAGAGTTTAGCTCACCTATAACATTAAGAAGAGTTAGTAGTCTATGTAGGTTCCAAGTCTCACATTCAAACGGTATTCTAGCATTTGCCATATAAGCATATATTACTTCCGAGGTCATAACCATACCTTGTTTATTACCTTGGTCGTTCTGCTTAATGGTTGTTGCTGTTGGGTTATCATTCAAATACATGGAAAGTTGGATTACAACATCCTCAGTCAAGTCTGAATAATCAATATCCTCTTCACACATTAGAATAAAGTAGTCGAAAAGCTCCCCAGTGGTCTTTTCTTCTCGAGTTAGAAAAGGCTTGCGATAAATCGACTCCCATTCGGTTAGTGTTTTTAGACTGTGTTCGAAGTGTAAGGTTTTACCTGGCTTAACAATAAACCTACTAGTCTCTTCGTTAAAGAACTCCCGATCCGGAGTATCTATAATCAACATAAATATACCTCCATCGAGATAAAAACAAAAGAGAGGCGTAATTTTTTACGCCAAACCTTTATTTCTTCTTGAGCTTAGAAACTTTCTCAGGAACAGTTCCTTTACTTTGATCGCCAACCAATGCACCAAAGAATTTTTGAGTTTCTTTTCCGCCTTCGGCTACGTCGACCATCATACTAACCATCAACTCAGAGTATGCTTCTGAATTAATAAACTTCTCTTGAAGTTTCTTATCCTTAATAAAGGCACGACCGTCTTCTGATGGACGCTCACCATAAGCCAATTTAAGAACGGACTCAATGAAGTCAAAGATTTCATCCACGTCTTCACGGGCTGTCATCTCTTTAACATACTCGTCCCAATCCTTTTTAGCACGTCCCATAATACGCAAGATCTCATCTTTACGTAAGTGGAACCAAAGTTCTTCTTTTGTTTCTTTGCCATCAAGCAAGTTTGCATAAGTTACTGTTCTTGAAATCATTATCTATACTCCTTTTGAATTCATTTTGAAATTTTCAGTACCGACATGACCTTAGTCGTCCAACCCCTATCCCGTACTGATTAATTAGCTAGTTACCCTGCAGTAAGACCCAGGATTGTGAATACTTCTTCTGGTTTTGGAAGAGTAGCTTCGCCACTTTCGTCACCATAAAGTTTCTTCTCAAGATCTGCAAGTTTAGTCTTGTCAACAAGTGTGCTGTTGATTTCGATATGGGCAGTTGGTTTCATACCAGCTACAGTAGTTGGTACTGTGTCGAAGTCCCATGAGAATTCCAGCGCATCTGGTGATTCATTGATTGTTTGGTATTCCTTACTTGATACACCAGCAGATGCAGAGTAAACCAAGTGAAGGATATAACCATGGTCAAGGCCTTCAGTATCGTTACCAATACGAGTACGGTAAGAAAGACCGAAGTCTGAACGAGCTTGTCCTGATACAGTTACACCAGCAAGTGCTTTAGGTGTTCCACCAGTTGACATAGGTGAACGTTTACCTTGACATGCATTCCACTCTTGTGGATAAGTGTAAGCAGAGATTTGACCTTTGAAACGTTCTTCTGAACGCAGGTTAAGGTACTTCTTGTTGTTAGCGTATTTCGCAGTAGACTCAGCGCCTTCTGGTGATTCTGATACTTTAGTCAGACCATTCCATGCAACACCTTTGTCATAAGTACCGTCAGATTTTTTCAGATAGAGGACACCTTGATCCACACCATTTTCAAATAAGCGTTTAGTATCCTCATCCCATTTAAGCATTACCATCTAGTAATTTCCTCCAATAAAATTAAGCTTCTGAGAATTCGCCAAACGCATTGATACGTTCACCGTTCTCAACATTACCACATGCAACATAGCGACGTTCGCCGCTTTCTGCTCCAACATACGATAGCCAACGATATCCGTCAGCGTCCATCCAAGAATCATAAACAAATGACATATCAGGGGTATACAAAGCAACAATATCTCCTGAGAGACTTGGAGTTTTACGTACATTCAGACCTGCGACCTTAACCGTAAACTTACCAACTTCGTCATGAGTAACGACTTCGTCGGCAGGTGTGATTGGTTGAGGTGCGATAACAGGTTCTGGCTGAGGTGTATCTGAATATGGTGGATAGAACCATCCAACGATACCGGTAAAGTCGCGGGTATTGTAGCGTGCTGGAGCACCTACATAGAGAGCATCCCAGTTACCATCAATGTTTTGTTCAATAGTAGACATAGTATAACCGTCAGAGTCTTCAATAACAAGACCTGTATGTCCATAACCATGTTCTGCTACCGCCATAACAAAGATAGCACCACGACGAGGATTAACCCCAATAGCATCATATACTACTTCATACCCAAGACTAGCCGCAGAATCCAACAAATCAATAGCGTTACCCCAAAGAATTTTACCGAAGTAAATTTGGGAAATACTGTTTGGTAGGTCTACACATTGTGTGCCCCATGAACCATCGGCATCGGTACCAATACCTTGATCTGCTAAACCGCGAGCATATTGAATTACTTCATCAACTGTTGCCAAATTATATCTTCCTTTCTATTCGTAGATCACAAATACCTTGTGATAGAGACCGTTTACTTTATACTCAGTTCTGAAATCCGAATACATGAAAGCATTAGGGATTTTGATAAAGACGTCATCAGCTTCGCTTTTAGAAATATAGACGAGTTTATAATTAACCCGTGTGATATAGTTCTTATTGTTAGCTTTCTGAGTATCAATATCTTCCCGTGTTACAATACATGCCGGATATTTCAACTGAATATTTTCTGGTGGTGTAAAGTAAACATTAGGACAAATCTCATCTTTTATCTTAAGAAGTACTTGTTCTCTTGTTTTCATTCTTTCACCTTAACCAATTCTTCATAGAAAGACTTAAAGTCCTTGAACTCGGTGCCCGTCCAAACTTGAACGTCGCCATCTTTAAAAACTAGAGCGTATTTACTTAGAGAGTTTTCCAACCCTTCTTGGTAATCCTGCAATCCAATCTTAGTTAGTGCTTCAAGTTTTAATTCATTTTGACTTTTCTGAGTAGCGTTCGTTACGACTTCAGCTAAACGTTCTTTGAGTTCGGAGATTTCCATGTCCTCAATAGTCAAAACCACCCGAGGCGGGTATGGACGAATACTTCCGACTTTGTAATATGAACCCATATACAAGATATGAGAAATTCTATTCACGCGATCGGTCGAGTCATTCATTAGCGAAACATCAAACTTCAACTCAGTCTTAGTGTTTTGGTTGATTGAGCTTCGGTCTTCTACGTTAAAAGATTTAGAAGAAATCTTAGCGGTTATAAGGGGCGATACAGTATATTTATACTCATGCACCCCTACGCTAATTTCTTCAGGCTCTTTAGAACGGAAGATAAGTCGAATTCCAGCTTTTGTCATTGTATTACCTTCCTATCTACCAGCCATGCTTATTCAGCTTTCTTTGGTTTCTTTGGTTTCGGAGCTGTTTCAACTGTTCCGAGTTTCTTCTCTTCTTCAGTCATAGCTGCGCCGTTGACAGTTTCGTCATAGTCTACAGCCTTAGCGCCAATACCCTTCACTTCAGTTGGGTCAGTTTGAACTGTCCAAGTTGGTTTAGTCTTAAGACCAGTAGAATCAAAGTTCACAGCAGTTTCCTCAGTTGCTTCTGGATCAGTTACTGTAACCACGATAAATGATTTAGGAGTAACAATTGCACCAGACAGACGGGCATGCATCAAATATTTATGTTGCATGAAGTCGATGTCGAAGCTGTCAAATGTAGCGATTTGTCCGTTTGGAGACATACCGAATTGATAGTCAGCCAAGTTACCGATTACGAAAGTTCCTTGAGGAAGTGCGCGATATTCAACGACTTCGTCACACATGAAGTAAGCTGCAATGTTGGCATTTCCTGGTACTTGGTTGTTGTCCATAGATGGAGCATACAGGTAGCGACCATTACCGTCTTTCAATGTCTTCAACTTAGCCAAGTCAAACGGATTGATGTAAAGTGATGGTTTGCCTGAACCTTGGTATGCAGGGAATGCTTTCTTGATAACATCATCAACTGCAGTCTTGAATGTAGCAGACGTTACCTTGATTGTAAACAATGGGTGATCCTTAAGGATTGGGCGAATATGAAGTTCGCTAATCTTTTCAGGGTTACGTTTACCAGTAGAAAGAGTCAAGTCACGGCCATCTGAAAGGAAAGCAGCTTTAACAATTTCTTCTTTGAATTTAGCAGTTTGAACTTGTTGGATAAAGTTTACAGCCGCAAATCCACCATCTTGCAAGTCAATCAAGTCATCATGGTCGATTGTTTCGCGACGGTGAATAGAACCTGGAGTAGTTTCACGGAAGTAAACTTCTTCGATAGAATCCAGAGTTTGGTTACCTTTGATGTAACCGCGAGCACGAGCTTCGTCTTCAGTCAAGTTAGCGAACAAATTCTTAACGCGCGGAAGTGGTGATTTACCGAATTGACCCATGATCTTATCGATATTCAGTCCACTTGGGTTATAAACATTCAGTCCACCATTAGTAGCTGGTTGTGGGAATAGAGTTTCCATACCAACCAAACCATGTTGGATAGAATCTTCACCCAATACACCGTTAGCACGCAATACACCTGCAAGTGTAGAAGCATTGCCAGAAATAGCACTATGTAATAGAGTATCAAGTTCCTTTTGATCTACACTTGCTGTAGCGCCTTGGAATTGGTTATGTTTCAAAATATCTTCTCCTTCAAAAATTGAGTGTGACACTGACTCTCCTGCATCTGCAGAATCATCACCTTCGGAATAACCGTCTTCAGACTCAAATCCATCTTCTTCGGAATCATAATCTGAATCGTCTTCTTCTTCATCGTAATCAGCGTCTTCTTCTTCAAGACCGCGGATTTCTAATTCATTTTGAGCTTCTTCGTCCTCAGCATCGATAGCTTCGGCAATGTCTTCTACAACACCGTTGACCAATGTTGCTAGTTCTTCGTCAGTAAGCCCTTCTAAAAGTTCTTCGTATGAACGAGACATCTGTCCCTCCTTTTCTTCGTTGACCTCTTCGTCAGAATCATCTGAGTGAAGAAGTTCCTGCGTGATACCAGTAAAAATGGTCGCACGATCACCTTCATACTCTTCAGTCCCGTATGCGCTATGGATCATAACATGTTCAATAACAGCACCAGGGTTTGCGCCCTTAAGAACTAGACTTACTTCATAGATTTCTCCATGGATTACGTCATTACCGTTCTTACGGATACCACGAGCGCCGATAGACATAGCATTTAAATCACCATGTTTAAGAAGCGTACGAGTATCTTGGGCATGGTCTGTATCATTAAGATATCCATAGCCATAGACACCCTCATCGCGGTGCTGAAGAATCATATACCCCAATACGTTTGAGGGACTGGAGTAATCGTGTTGCCATACGATAGGTACTTGAGCGCCATTACTTTGTCGGAAAGCATCGTGACGAATTGTCACACCGTCCGAACAACGAATGTCATTCTTAGTTACCCATCCGGCGAAATCAGCCTTTTTTCGCAACTACTTTTCCTCCATAAATTTTTATACATCCAATGGGTTGCCGTATTCATCTATAGGATTTCCTTCAGCGTCAACATATCCGCCTTGTCCATCATCATAGATTTCAGGATAACCTTCTTGGGTTGTACCATCATAACCACCTAGACCCATCAAATCGGTACCTGTTGATATATTCTTATTAAAGAGCATATCACCGATACGACTTGGGTGAGGTGCACGACCTAGCATTGCACGAATTTCATTCGATGTGAAGATTGCATTACGAGCAAATAGGTCTGCCGCAGTACCTAGTTGTTCAACTGGTAGCATACGGAATGGGTCGCGGTAATACTGGATTACCTGCCCTTGAGTTCGAGCTGTCTTAGTTAGGAAGATACGGTTAATACCGTCAACAATAGTCTGAAGTACAGGGTCGACTGCTCTATGGTAATAGAGATTTAGTTCGGCCTGACTCGCAGTACCATCTAAGACTTTGGAAGAAATACCAACTTGGTTGTAGTAATCCTGTTGAAGCTTACGAATGTCGTCCACGAGGTTGTTATTGATGTTACCACCTGTATGGATAAACTTCTCGTTAGCATCAAGGGTCGCTATACCAAACTGACTATCTGCCAATTCCTTCTCAAGCTGAGTCTTACGACTCTTAGCCTGTTCCTGACGTAAGCTACTCTTTGTGGCATATGGAATTTGGATAAACCCGTTAAGTTTACCAGCCGCCACTGCCTTATCTTGAGAGTACATTAAATCCATCTTTTGCTCAAGCAGTTTAAGCGTTGAGTTACGGTCTTTAAGCAGACCAATAAGAGGAGACTCTAAGATAACAATCGACTGTTTGGACAGCGTCAAATCTTGTTCTAATCCATTTTGATCATTATAGACTTTAACCCGAACAGCACGAGGATACCATTGGGTGATCTTACCAACACGCATCGATAATATATCATAGGAACCGTCATCGTTGGGTTTTGACGTTGTGTCGACGGGGACAATTGCAACAACACCTTCTTCTAAAAGAGACCAGGCTACATCATAGATAAATGCGCGACCTGTTTGGTCGATATTAGCAGATGTTGTCAAACAATTGATCAGACCTGAGTCAACAGAAGTCTGATTACCGTCTTCTTCGTTGATCTTTAAATGTTTAAAGTCAACCATAGCGACATCAAGAGAAATCATAGAGATAATACTATTGATTAGGTCTTGATGCTTGAAAGTATAACCACGGAGCGCACCTGATGGCCGGCCAATACCTGAGCCGGAAACCAAGTCAGGGTCATAATCAATACCATTGTTGGTTGACATGAATGCGTTCCATGACCCTAGAGGGTTATTTACCATCCTACAAGAATGCCTCCTTATTTCGTTTATAGGCAACCCAAGCATCCATTAATGCGGCGACGTTATCGATCTTTTCATCACTACGCATCTTGGATAATTTATAGTTACCATTATTATCTTGGATAACAACAGCGTTACCCATAGCATACTTCATAAGTTCCTCAAAGAATATAAGATCTCTAGAAGTTGCCATATTCTTAATCTCGCCTAAAGGTACTGACTCAGTTCTTACACCTTGTCGTACCACTTCAACACCGACATCGCCATTCTCCATAGTCCAGCGGTCAATAAATTCGGCCGCGTTATATGGGTCATAACCAAAAGATACGATAGTCCATTCCATCTCTTCGATATAACGTTCTACATCATCATAGACCATTTCCCAATCGAGATAGTTGCCCGGCATGATTATTAGAGTACCCTCAGCTACGAGCTGGTCATACTTAGCTTGTGTGGCCGAGTTTAAACGTAGATATTTAACCTCTGAAACATACGACCTTGTCTGAACACCATATCGACCTCGTCCTAAAGGAACCAGCCATGTAAATGCCCAGAAGTCGTCACCTTGAGAGGCGTCCATACCCATAGATACTTCCATACGCCTGAAGTTCTGCCTTCGATGAAGCTCCGTTTCTTCAAATGTAAAGAAGTATGTCGTACCTTCGACAGGTATACCAAACCTTTTAGCTAGGATATCATTCCTATTCGTTGGTGAATATTCCGCACGCCGAACGTCACGCTGGTATGCATCATAAGAGACGGTTATACCAATATTAGGACAAGCCTTCATCCACATATCCGGATTACCCACTTCCGCAACATCATCCAGACGGTAGTACCAAATAGATGTATGCGGATCTTCGTATTCACCACGCAAGATGGATAGAAGCTCGCGTTTGATCGAGTCACCAACAGAGTCCCGAACCGTACCCTCAGAAGATACCGCTAGGATAAGGTAATCATCGATACCATCTTTAGAAGCAGATTGCTCAAGTGCACCGATTACATTCTCCTTGATATCTCCTGACAACCATTCATCGACCGTTGCATATTTGGCACGAGAACCTTGGAGTTTCGGAATGGTCATTGGTTTTACTTCCAAAATAGAGTTGGTTAGTCGATTAACAATACCGTCCTTAGTTACAGCCAGCTGAGACTGGGACTTCTGTGTCCTAGCCTTATTCCGCCCTCTTGTGAGTACACGGAACAAAGGAAATCCTTCCTCGGCGCTCCCTGCCCTAGTTATAGCAGTTGCAAAAGGATATAGAACCTCTGCCGCTTGTGCCATAGTAGGGGCTGTTGTAACTTGCTGGGTTGAGTTGGTATCCATCACAAGCCCAAAGGCCTGATGAAGCGTGGCATATAAAGACTTGGCATTACCACGAGCCACAATGAGATATTGCTTGTTCCGTAGTCTGCGCTTATGTCTAATTATTTTGAAATTTCCGGTTTCGGGGTCGTAGACCTTCTCTTCCTTAAATTCAAACCATGCCAATAAATCCTCAGCCCATAACCTAAAGGTTGGTAGTAGTGTTAAAGGACGCCCATCGACTAGGGTCATCTCATTCTCACAGAAATCGATAAAACCTTGTATCGCATCTGGGTCGTAATAATAATTCGGGTTCGCGATATCGTTATCAATACGGTTCATTTGCATCGAGACTTCACGACATACAGGGATTTCACCACGCAATACCGCGTCCCGAAATCTGCCATACTCGACAGGAACCGCAGTATTACTTAATACCACTTATTTGACTCCTTTGCTTAGAAAAGATTATTTAGGAAGTTTGTCTCCACGATATGGGTTATACATTTTCTCACGTTTCTTTTCTAGTTCTTTAGAATTCTTCTTCGCCTTTTCACGAAGATCTTTACGAATTTCCTTTTTCTTAGGATCGTTCGTTTTCTTAGCTGCTTTATCATGTTCTTTAGCGATAAGACGTTCGATAATTGCCCGACGCTCTAGAGCTTTATCCTGGAATGCAGGTGCTGCGCCGACAGTACCGATACCAATAGCGCCTTCACCCTTCTTCTTCCACTTCATGCCCTTTTTACCATAGTGAAGTAAAACGTCATCGGAAACACTAGAATGTTTGACCTTTTTACGAAGATTCTTCTGATTTTTCTTACGTTCCAAAGCATCGATGTATTTATCCATAGCGTCGTTGTGTTTGTCAAGGTATTTCTGCTCTTTCTTATTCCGAGCTTTACCTTTTTCAACACCGCCCTTTACCTTATCGTAGTAATACTTAGCCTCTTTTTTATATTTCTCGGACTCTTTACCATAGTCGCGATTAGCTTCGCGTTCTTCAGCATCGGCCATAGCTGCTTGAGCCGGAGTCATACCTTGACGACCCTTCTTCCACTTCATGCCCTTTTTACCATAGTGTAAGAGTAGGTCATCTTGCGACGGGATGTATACCCCATTTATAAATTCACCCATTTGTACTCCTGATTGTGTGAGACCTCCCTTTAAATCAAAGTCAGTCTCAGAATATTTATTAAAAATCTTTTTAACGGATCCTTTATATTTCTTACGAGTAGCCTTCGCATCTTTACGTGCATCATATGCTACATTTGTAAGAAGTCGGTTTTGCTCAGACGGTTGACTATCATATAAATCCTTAGTTAATCTATGGATTTTCTTAGATAGCTTATATTCAGATCCGCCCTTTTTAACACGCTCACGTGCATATTTATATGTTTGATAATGTTCTTTAGAGAAATTATTCCGAGCATACCTATCGCGTTTACCAAAGATATTCATACCCCATTTCATACCCTTACGACCAGCGTGCTGAATCATAAATCGGTTCTGAATGGTTTCTGGAATATATACATCAACGCCACCCACATTAATAGACTGTGTAATTTTAGTCATAGTAATTGGCACATCCTTAAACGCTCGTACTTTATCTTGAGACATTTTGAATTTCTTTATTGCTTCCGCTGCAGCGTTTCCAGTTTTACCTCTACCTGCGATCTCTGATGGTAATTTACTATACACGTCCAATGCCGCAGAAACTGCTTTACCAGCAAAAGCAACACGAGCCTGTCTCTTTTTCTGTAGAGTCTCTCTCCGAGCTTTCTCAGGAGCCTCTACTAATTCTTTAAACTTCCTTTCTGCTTCTAAGCGAGCAATCTTAGCCTTTAGCGCCTTAGTCGACATATTGCTACGACTGCGATACATCTCGAGGTACTCAGCTTCCCTTAGCCGCTCATCCACATGTTTGTGAAGTTTCTTAGGGATTTTGACGTTTTTAGGATCGGTATTCTTGTCACGTCTAAAGCGACCACCAGCACCACTACGTCTCTTCCCGAAAATATGCATACCCCACTTCATACCTTTACGCCCGGCATGGTGGAGTTCATCAGATGTCAAGTTTGACAAGTTCTACCTCCCATCTAGCGCGAGTGAGATTCTCATCCCGAGCCTCTTTCAATGCGGTAAGAACAGATGCTTGTGGTGGGTCATATGAAATCAACGCCGAGATACAAACATAGTTCTTAGCAAAGGTATTATTTCTAAGGCGTTCCTTAATTCCTTCAGCCAGATCCATATGACCGTAGAAGAACTCCGCCCAAGTTAAATTAGGTTCGGCGATAACACTAACATTATGACCGACACCATTCTGAACAAGCACACCAAGTGCCGCATCAATAGCTACACCTAGTTGAGTCTTAACTACACGATTTGAATCCGGTTCGGAATCATGTAACACCCCGACGAAGTTGAGTACGTCTTCATAGATACTAGTCATAAACTTCATCCTTACCATAACTTCGTGTCACCCGGTTTACGTTCAACCCATGTTTGATACTCCTTTTGATCATAGTGGATACGTTTATGGGTGCTGTCAGAGACCGTGATCAGTCCGTCAGGATCGAAGCAGTTCTCGGTCAAGTTTTCTATATCCTCCTTAGTTAGTGGATTCATATGATGAACCGTAATCGGGCCTTCCACATATAATTTCCTAACACCAAGGTCTTGAGCCAAATCCCGCCGTATAATAGCCGCACGACATTGTTGCCATGCATGAGATTTATAGAACCGATTGGATATTTCTCTAGGCGCTTCATGATGTACGCCACGAAGTCTTAGATAATTCAACCGCTCAGTATATGACTCAAGTTTAGACATTTCTGTATAGGTGAGCCTATTGCTCATAGAATTCACCATCAATGACTTCTGCCGGCTTACCAGAATATCCTTGGAATGCCTTGTATGCTTGTTTGAAGTCAAGGTCTGATTGTTGGTCGCTACGAATCAAATCGATACGAGCTTGTAACAACTCTGCTTGTAATTCCAACTGCTTACGTTCAAGACGAGCCTTAGGACTTGCTTGGTTTAGCCAGTAGACAATCTCAGAGGCCGATGCGGTTCCTTCCTGAAGACGCTTTTCCGATAGACCCATAGCGAGTTCCATCATTTGCAATTCACGCTGTTCAGGCGAACGTGCAGGTCTGTAGGCTCTCTGGTTATCGAATTCAGCTACTTCATTCGTCATAGTTACTCAGCCTCTCCTTTCTTCCGTGGTTTGACCGTGTCGGGTTCAACGATATAAGGTTGGTTCATGACATAACCTTCATCGGTTTGAAGCCATTCGTCACCAACATTCACGACGACTAGACGCTCATCACGATTAGCAAGTCGTACGACGTTTTCTTCTGATTGCTCAGGGGTTGAACGAATGTATACCCCGGCAGGTGCTACAACTTTATAGGTAGTTTTTGCTGCTGCCACGATAGTTCTCCTCTCTTTCTTTATCATTAGAACCCTTTTTCATAAGTTTTGGACTCCTATAGACCGACTTTAGGTCAGTTTTCAACAACGACCATCAGTCCTGTCTAACGCCCGCTATATACTATAGGGGTTGAAAGGAGCAAAGTACCCCTCTAGCACAAACCAATCCTAGAATCGGCCTGTAGAAATCCAAAACCATTTTGAAAAAAATCGCAACGGGGGAATTTTTGATACCAGCCCCGATGCTGAAGAGGAAGGCCTGTAATAGGCACCCCCCCGGGGTCTAAAGTTTTATTTCATCTTCATCTTCATTAAGAAACTCAAGATCTTCTTCGTAATCATCAGGTTTTGGAACAAGTTTTAAGTTTCCGAAGATGTTCTGTTCTAGTATCGAAGACACTGCTACCGACCATGCGTGTTCATAGTCTTCAATTGAACTGTCATTGAGCATTGGCATGAGTGATGCGATGTAAGACTCGATGTTGTAACCATGATCGATGTCCCAACGTCGCCATAACTCGTACTGTGTCCAAGGACTGAACGGATTGTCTTCAGTTGTTAGCATGAGCTTCTCTCCTTTCTATGTTGTAGTACACACGATAGTACAACATGATGTATCATACATGTAGTGGACTACCCACTAACTTCTATTCAGCTTTGATCTTACCAATAGTAGAACTACTTACACCTAATGCTTCTGCTACTTGTGCTATTGTATAGCCATTAGCAAGCAGGGCCTTAGCTTTACTCTTACGAGCTTCGGTCATCTGTTTGTTAGCTCTTGGGGTAGCAAGGGACTTGAGCTGGCTATCATCCATAAAGGATACCAGTTCTTTCAGTAGAGTACCCGATACCGCATTAGATTGTACTGCATCCCACTCGTCATCTGTAATAGTGACGGGCGTTCTTTCTGCACCTACCATAGACCTTGCTTTGTTCAAAGCTTGTTGTTTGATACGAGAGATCTCATCCTTCTTCAGAACTTCATCCTCTGACCTACGAGCAATCTCTGCTTTACTTGATACCTCAGCCATACGTTGCGCTTGGCGTTCTTTGATACGGTTAATCTTTACTTGGTTGACCTTGTCCTTCATAGACAGGACTTCCTCTGCATAGATCTTAGCGGCTTTAGGATCACGGGACGGCATCTTGATACCACTCATTTCTGAGTCGACCTTATTCTTAAAGGCCTTGAGTTCATTGATGTAGTCCGCATAATGATGCTCCGTCTTGGTTGCGTTAGGGCCAAGGAACACATTGGCATCCTTAACCATATTAACAAGATAAGTTTCCTTCTTGTTACGCCATACCATCTTAGTACCACCCGACTTAGATTTAGGATCGGGCACTTCTACTTGATACCCGTCAGTAATAACGGATTGTTTATGGCGGGATATAATTGTAGAGGCGGAGGTATATTCTTTACCCGGCGTCAAATCCTTTTTTAATTTCTCAGGGTCGATTACTTTATCTACCCGTCTTGTCTTAGGATTATATCGCTCGAGCTCACCATAGTTAACTCTATCAACGTGGGTCATATACCGTTTCATTAATGCATCGATACCATTCTCTTCAGCAGAGCGCCTATAATTAAGCTTATGTTTCTCAGCATCAATAACAACCATTGAGTGTTTTACAGCACGCGCGATCTCACTAGATGGGGCGCCTTGTAATGTCATATCAGTAATAAGGTTTGATACAACACCCATCAAAGTTTGTTGATAACGTTTAGTAATTGGTGTAAATGTACCAGGCTTATCCGCATACATGTTAGGGTCGAAGTTCTTAAGTTCTTTAAGACTATCTCGACTCTTAAACTTCCCTTTATTATTTGGAATAACATATGCAGTATCCCCATCAAAGTCGGCACCAGACATTTTAGATGCAACCTTCGGATGAATACCAATAGCATCAGGGCTATCCTTAGATATCATCTTACGAGCTACACTATTATTATTTACAGTCAGCTCAGGGATTTCAAATCGTCCACCATGAGGATATCGGATAAGGACAACCTTCTCACCATTCTTATAATTAGGAGCATATACTTCATTCTCCTTCATATCAGGAACCGGTAAGATAACATGTCCTTGGAAACCTTTTGGTGCTGCGGCTTTCATATGAACCTGCTTAGATTCCAGGTCAGACACAAACGATTCCATCAATTGTTTCTTGATAACAGGATTCGTAACTTTCTGAATACTTTCATACTCATCTTGTACCTGCTTCATAGTTGCTTTCAATCGCTCATGCACAACAGTCGTAGGTTGTTTAGAAAGGAACTGTGCAGATAAGGCTTTAGACCAACTACCCCAATCGCCTTCCTCATTTACGATATTGATAGAACCAATTTGAGGAACCTTATTTCCAAACCGGTCTTTAACTCCAGGTTTATAAACAGGATTTCCGTTACTGTCTACAAGCGTATTCTGGCGCTTTACAGTGGCTCCAAACGGGTTCGGGCCTTCGATAGGGGCCCCACCTTCAGGGTTCTTCTTAAGCTCTTTAAGGACTTCCTGAGGCGTCTTATTGGCTGTCTTATTGGTATTAAAGATAATATCGGTACCTTTAGGGATACCTTTAAACATTTCCTCGGTACCATATAAAGCCATACCCTTAAGGTAATGGGTATCACCTACAGCAATACGAACTTGGGCATATGATGCTTTACCAAGATTTAAATCTTTAACACCAGGACGTAAGAACATGGCTCCGTCCATCATTGCGCCATCGTCATTTGTCCCGTGACCCTTCTGTCCTTCAGGAATTGCGTACCGAATATGCACTCTATCCCATCCAATCGACTTAGGGCGCTCCATTTGTTGGAACATACGGGCATCGCCGTTTATTGCAAACTCTTCGACAGGGCGAACTTTATCCATATTCTTATAGATTTCAGCTCTTTCTACCCCTTTTTTCGTCAAAACCTTGACTGGAGTCGAATTATTCTTGTCTGTAACCTGCGCAATACGTAGATTATGCACCTCATATTCACCAGATTCGACCAAAGCATTGAGTCCAGACTTAAGTTTTTCCTTGGAAATACCCATCTGAATCTCCACACCCTTACCAACATCGATGTATTTTGACCGTTTTACAGCGTCTTCGAGTGTTTGTGCGACTGCTTCAGTCTGCACTCTTTTAGCCCGAGCACTCTTATTTGGGTTCTTAATTTCCTCCAAATAGTTACGAACAGTCTGTCCAGTAGTCCCAATTGTCTTGGCAATATCGTCAATAATCATACCTTCAGACTGTAATTTTGCAATCCGTTGCATGTTATATTGTTTCAATTCTTCCTTGGCAATTGTTACTTTTGAACGATAAACTGTTGTTGAAAGACCCATTTCTTTAGCGATTTCGTTGTCGCTTAGACCCCGTTTTTTAAGCTCATCACGGTCTTCGATGAACTTATAATTCTTGGGTAAATGTAAAAATGGATCCCAAGGATAACGTCCGGAACGCCGTTTTACCCCAATATGTTTGAGGATAATTTCTCGTCCGGTATCCGAAAGTTGGCTCAAATCATTCATGATTTCCTCTTCATTTCCGAAGACATTTCCGAAATCCAATGCGTAATCCTCCTCAAAAATCTTAAAAATGCCCAAAATACTAACACGTCGTATAAGGCCATATAAGGCCCATCACAGCATTTTAGCCCAAAGATGAACTATTTACCGGACTACAACATAAAACGCGATACAGGGCGAATATGGGCCTCTGAGGGCTATTATAGCGCCTCGAACTTCCCAAAACTGAGAAATACCCATAAAAACTATAAAAATACATACCGAAATGATATATAAGCTTGAAACCACCTAGGTTTGGTATATGCGAGAAAGTACAAACTTCACCAACACTTGATTGGATAAATTGGCTGTAGTATGGACACATCGGAACATCAACCACACCACCCATTTACGTCATGTTTATGAAACACACTTTTATCACGAACATGTAGTTTGCTGCTAGTACCACATGCCTAACCAAAAAATAGAAATAGGAGATTTATAAACAACTGGGGAAAAATAAGAAAACCCAGTAGGAACACTTTTGAGGTTGTTGCAGGAAATGACAGAAACTGCAACTTTTGAATATGAGTAAATAATTCAGAAAGGAAACATTTGTAAGGAGGTTTAACAATGCCTATGTTATGACGCTTACCCAAACAAGTAAAAACTTAACTCACACTCAACCCAAACCTAAGCAGTTTGAAGCTTATATATCGTTTCACATCCGGCAACATTGGAAAATACCAAATACAACCAGAATACTAAAATAAATATGTATTTTTACCTAAATTATACTAAAACAACACAAAACCAGAAAAACAAGACAAAAATCATCAAAAATGTCCATTTTCCATATAAAAATAGGTTTTCCCCAAAATCCCACGGTTTTTTCGGAAACTTTTTAAATATATTGATTAAAAATCCTTGTTTATTATACCATTTTTTATACTTTTAAGATTATAGTTCCCGTACGCGCGAGACTATTAAAAATAATATAAAATATATAATAAAACAACATAATACCATACAACCCTACATAACCCATAAAAAGTCATATAAAATCTAATTAATATATTTAAAAAGTTTCCGAAAAAACCGTGGGATTTTGGGGAAAACTATAAAATTATAGCAAAAATACCCCAAAAACAGGCCAAAAAGACCCCTTTTTGCTCAATTTGCCCCTGACAACTCTTCACCATTTTCCCCAACTTTAATCTGGGGATTGGCGAAATTTCTTGGGGAAAACCATGGGAAAACACCAATTTCCCCAAACTTACCAGAGTTTTGTGCCACGTTTTGAGCCACTTTTTCGACGTCTGAAAACATCTAAAAATCACGCCAAAAACTAGTCCAAAATACTATAACATTATAGCAAAAATAGGCCTAAAAAAGTGGCTCAAAACGTGGCACAAAATACCCCCTGATTTGGGGAAATGGCCCAAAAACACCCATTTTCCCCACGTTTTTTGGCAAATCCCCAAGTTTGATTTGGGGAAATTTGGGGAAATTCCAGGGTTTTGAGCCACTTTTGTCAGGGGCAAATTAGCCGAAAACGACAATTGTAGAATGAAAATCGACCAAAAATAGCCAATTTTTCCTATAATATCCAACCAATTCAAGCTCTACCAGAACTTAAATGGCCTGATTTCAGCCTCTTTTTCCTCTAATATTTTACTCATTTGCTTAATATGCGACATAATCCAAGCGATATTACCGGGATTTTCACCCTCAACACGAGCTTTATCCTTGACAGTCACCTGTTCTTGGAAGCCATTCCCTTGATATAGGCGCTGAATAATGGTAATTTTCTTAGGATTTACCCCATATTCTAAGCAAAATAGAGCGGCATAGATATCTAATTGCTTGAAAGATGGCTTAGATACGCCGGTTTTTAGGTCGTAAATACGTAATTCAAGCTGGTCTGAGTCCCATTTAATACCGTCTGCAGTACCAAAACAATGGTCTGAGTAGTATAAAAGTACCTCAGAAGACATGCCGTCCCTAATACAATCGTTGACAAACAGGTTAAGAGCCTTCTTTTTAGGCGCTAATTCTGTTTTAGACTTAATTAATTGCGATGCCATCTCATGCAAGGCTGTCCCACGAGCAACGTTCTGTTTGTTCTCATAGGATTTAGCCATTTTTTCAGCATCATAACCAAGCCATGAATAACCTGACGGGGATAAGAATGCATGTTTCCCAGCCAAGTTCCAATGTGGTATCCAATCCATTCATCGCTCCTTTAAAGATATCTACTACAATTAGAACTACTTTTCTTTCAGAAATAAATTGAAGTCAAGACCAAAGAAATCACACATTTCATATATAACATCTGTTTCATTCTCAGGATAAATGAATGATGTAAAACTATGTTGTCCAAATTTCTCTATATAATAGTCTTGATTAGGTCTTTTAGAAGCGTTGGCAGAGCGTTTAACTTCCAATAGAGCGTATTTAGAATCGCATATAACGATCAAATCAGGTATCCCTTGTACCGACCCAGGGTCAGTCTTAGTCGCTAATATGCGGCTCCTATAAGCCTTACGCAGCCTTCTAAGAAGACTTGCCTGGTAATCCTTCTCCAAAGGTATCGACGCCATACAACCATCCCTTCTCTAAATTATCAATATAATCATCATAAGGTGTAAAACCTTGTTTCTTCGCCCATGCGGCTTCTGTAAATCTCTTCTTATCTTTAACAGCCTTTAGAATATCCTTATCAACTTTGGCAGACGACGTCAGATATATATAGTAAAGGTCTTTGAACGGCGTGTTAGAACGGTCTATTCGGCCTTCCGCTTGTTCCATTTTACGATAAGAATAATTAACAGAATAGAATAGAATATTGTCAGTAGTAATACAATTCCATCCCTCGGCTCCTGCTGTGTATTGAACAAGATATACCCAAGAGTCTTCTTGAGGAATGTGCTCATGTTTATTACCGTTCCATTCTTTATATAATAGGTTGTTACGTTCGCAGATATCTTTTAATATCTCCAACTCGTAATTGAAGTTGTAGAATACAATAACCTTATCATGTTCTTTAATATACTTCTCAGCCAACCTAATTCTGTCTGGGGAAGTGTTGACGATGCGCCGAACTAGTTGTGTGTATTCGGCAATATTCAATATAGGTTCGTCAGTAAATGGGTTCCATCTTGTATCAGCCAAGTCTTTCAACATCAAAGCATCATACTCAGCATATAGATATTCCCTATGGCGGACAGTCTCACGATCATCATCCATAGGTACAACGATTTGATTCCTGTATTTCTCAAGAACAGCGGTACCAATATACTTCTTAACCTTAGGGAATTTAACATAAGGATCCCATACAACATGACGAGATGTGAAATCCGTTTTATTCCTATAGAATTTATTAGCTATGAATATTGTCATATAATCCATCCAGACATCGCCTGGTGTGGCAGATAACAGTATCCATTTGTTATTCTTCCAACATGTGCGGATAAAAGCCTTACCCCATTTACCATAACCAACAACCCTCTGCTCATCGAATATGAAGACAGAGTCGGTTATATGTTGGTATTTCTCAATGTTCTGCCAAGAGTCTACTATATAATTAGTAATACCGCAGGCCTCCAGAGAGCTTTGCCAATCCGGTTTATCCTTACCTAACTCGATAAGGTCACGCTTCATGGCAGTGGTGATAACAATAAGAGGCTTGTCTTTTGTAAAAAAAGAAGCTCCGTATTGGGAGGCGGCCCAGAATATAGACGTAAATGTCTTACCTGAGCCAACACCTCCCATTAATATAGAGCCGTTCTTTAACTTCCCGCATGCTTCAAATTGCTTGGGTTTTAGTGCGATACTACCCAGTTTATGGGGTATCATGATTAAATGAATTCAATATCCTGTTCGAACTTATCCTTAGCTGGAGCCAGGCTTGGGTCAATATCATCAATATAGACGTATAGCTTATTCACATAAGCCTTGATTCCAGAGCGACCAGCGGCAGTCCAGTTGTAAGGATTAATGATTACATTAGCAAGTGCGCCAGCTGTAACTTCGTCCAGCATAGCAAGTTGATTAGTATCTGCATTATTAAGGATAGTACCTTTACCTTGGTTTACCAGAACCAGCTTAATCCATGGTTGAATTTCAGGGCCATTAGATAGAGTGGCTGGCAAATAAGCAGGACGGTTTGGTTTGTCTTCAGTAGGAAACTTAACATTTAGTCCTTGAGCGGCAAGTTCCTCAGCAAGAGCAGGATCCAAGGCGATGCCGAACTCACGTGAACCTTTTGTATTGTACTCAGATTCACGACCAGCGAAGTTAGGGTAGATAACGCGAACGTTTTCAAGTGTGATTTGTGATTGATTTACCATTTTATTTCTCCTTTTCTAGCAAATAGTGTGTTAAACGTCGAGGAGAGTGGTATATAATAGTAGAAAAGACTACTATAATATTGATGGAAAACAAAACTCTCCATCTCTCTCCTTCTATTAAGAGCTTTGTAATAAGTTACATATTTATTATACTAATATTATAGGAAATTATGAGGTAACGGTGGGATATTGAACTGTTTTCTATAAATAATACCACCGCCATCAAGGTCTTCAGAAGTAACCGGAGACTTATCCATGATTTTATCGAAAGAATCAGACCATTCTTTAGTAGCGATAAGAGCCCCATCATCAATAAGAAGATATTCTCGAGGTATCATGTCAAAGAAATCATCCGGTGCTTTAATAATATTATCATCAGGGTCTCTAATTAAATTATCAAGTTCTTCCCTATTACTAACGTAATACGCCCAAGATACAAGCAGTTTCATACCATCACCCTTCTATAACGAAATTAATAAAGGCCAGGACTACAAGTGCGACATATCCCATAGAAACCGCACTGGCTCCGATATAAATAAAGAACTCAGGTAGTTTGCTTTGAATAATTATAGAATAAATTACGCCATAAGTACATATGGCTGCAAGCGTTAGTAATGCTGTAATAAATAACCAACTAGCAAGATTGTGAATAAAACATGTTTTCGACATTCTTTTCATTTATTTATCATACCTCCCTAAAATAGCATCCGACAATAGATGCCAACCTTTAATAGTAAAGATGTCGTCCTCATCTTCAGGTTCAATATCATAGATAGAAGAGTTATAAGGTCTTTTGGGTTCTTCCAACGGCCCATGGGCTTTCTCAATCTTTGCAATTTTATCTAAGAATTCTTGTTTCATCTATCATTTTACCTGCCTTTCATACACATCCTTAGCCGCCATATATAAACTATATATAATAAAGGCACCAAAACCTAAGACAAGGTTAGATATCAGTAAACCAAAGATACCAATTTGCGGAACCAGACTCATTAACCAAGAGATAAAGAGGTAAGTGATAAAGGTGAATAAGGCCACCGCAGCTAGTAAGATAAACGTAGAAACGTAGAAAATAGGTTTACTGGTCTTTTTCTTCATTTAATTTCTCCTTTAGTTTAAGTAGAGCTTTATTAAGATGATAAATACTACGGTTATATTGAACAGCGGCTTCTAGAATAACCTCATTATCGAACTCAAGATCGCTAATTTTCAAGATGTCGTCGAAGCATTGAAACCAATCATAACAACGCATCACTTCCCTTTCTTTGAATTTCTTCAGAAACGCCTTATAGTCTTTATTGGACATGGTCGTCATTTTCCGTACTACAAATTTAGTATTCCGGGCGATGTTATGATGACGCTGTTTTTCTGCAAGTAGGTCGTTTGTGAGTTTACCAATAGTATCTTCGAAATTATCAAAGTCTATATCAGGGATCCGCTCGTGAATATCTTTAGGAACTTTAACCAATACCTCCTCAATATTATGGTGCCAGATAATTGGTGTTTTCTTTTCAGAATGACCGAATTTAATTCTACCGCCTTTCATGTATCTGAACTTTGATTGAAAACGAGCGCGTACCTCATCTGCTTCCGTCCAATGCTTCTTATCAGCATCCGCAAGTTTATTCTGTTCTTTTGTGAGTCTACTCATAGCCAAGTCTTTGACTTTTCTAAAACTTTCGGCGCCACATTTTACACAAGAATCAAGGTTTATAATATTAGAAGGATCTGTATACCAATAATCAACTTCTCCTTTTTCATTGATGCTAAAATGATGGAGGTTTATAAATAAGCCGTATTTGTCTGAAGCGCGGTCTAATACTTTTTCATCTTCATGACTCAAATAAGCTTCTTTTGTCGGTCTAGTAACGATAACTCGGTCATATATCCAATAGTGGAATAGAATATAAGGATCTTCAATAGACGAAGAACTAGATGGGTCTTGTATCTTCATATGAATCCATAGCAGCATGAATAGAATAATAATCTCTTCACGCTTAATATGGTCTACATTAGCACCTGCATCAAAGATATCAGATACATCCACATTAATTCGTTTAAGCGATTCCTGCACCCATTCGCGATTTGAGAATGTGAAGTCCTGAGGGTTCTTGGTGAAATGTTCACGCATCTTATTGTGGTAATCAAACACTTTATCGGCATCGATTACTTCATGCACCCGATCATCTTTAACCAGCGTATCCAATATTTGTTGGATCTTAAGTTTAACTGCAAACTTCTGGAACTCATCTAAAAGCCCTATTAATTTTTCTGACATCATATTATTTTACCTCCGTTAAATTATATGTATAAATAAGTTCATCACGCGTTCCTTTTGTAGTAAAACAATTTTTACCATCATTTATTATAATATAGATTCGGCATTGATCGTCTCTATATGTAGGGCTTGTGAATGTAATAATATCGTAATAATATCGTAATAATATCGTAATTATAAACAATATTATAATCCTCATCTAATTAGATAATTAAGAGTTTATTCTGTACCCATAGATTGTAAAGATCGATTGGTTTTAGTTTTTCTGAGATATCGTTTAGCGAGTCAGCCAATATTACAAACATTTCAGAAAATCGTATAGATGCTTCACTTTCATTTAGTGGTGGTTGTATCCCAAGTGAGTTACAAATTGGCGCAAAATTATCATAAAATGGTACGATTGAAACCGGTGATCTCGAGATCTCCCTATACACCTCGCCGAACTCCTTCCTATCTGTAACAGGTATAGTCTTCGCCTCAAGAAACCGTCTATCTCGACCGCTACCAAAGATATCATCATATACCATACAGATAGCTGTAATATACGAAACTAGCATAACCAGACACAGGAATACAGCTGGGTAGATGAGGAAGAGCCATTTCAAGGCCACAACGAATAAGATAAGCGATGGAATACCAATCACGGTAGTACAAAGACTTACCATGAATAAGAATTGCAGCGCTTTAGATGATTTTAGCATACTTATAATCCTCCAATCCTTCCAATACATAACCTTCAGTGAACCATTTAAGCGAATCCAGAGCGATAGGTTCCAGGCCATGCTTAACACGGATTTCATTAATCTTGATACGGAGCGCACGTTCATGATAGCGGTGGCTAGTCACTTGGTCTGCTAAACTGGACTTATCCCAAATAGGGTTACCCTTGATATCAATAGCCCCACGTCGCATCATATGTACTCCAATGGATTTCCATAATCGGCGAACATAATCCCGTGGTGAATAAGGTACCTTGAATACACGTCCTTCTGAATTAGTGTTTGTCATTTCATTTCCTCCTATTAGTTTTTAATTTTAACAACTTTACGAAGTTTACCTTCATTTATCACTTTAGCAAGATGATACGCTATACAACCAAATAGTTTATCTGTGTCTTTTGTATATGGGGGTTTATCCTGTGCGATACATACAAGCAGCCATATATCAATTTCATAGTCAGGAATTGCCTTCATAAGCTCTGTAAGTCGACTAACAGTGTTGTCTTGAAGATCCTGAAGCAGAACATATACCGGGCCTTTTACAATTTCTTTCCATTGTTTATTTGAAATATTTAGCAAACTCTTAGCTAGTATCTTAGTATTATAAGTAGAAGAACGACGATTAACAAAGTCGGCACTGATCAAACTACAGGCGTTGTCGATATGTTTAAGAAACGCTAGCCACGATGGATGAGTAGCAACGCCATATTTAAGTTCTGGTTCAAAAACGAAAGAACCAAGAAGCGGGGTCTCGGTCTCTTCATGAACAAAATATAAGTAGATAGTCTTACCATCGGCGTATTGATTAAAGATGCTGTTAGTTACGGCTCCCAATACAAGGGTTGTCTTCTTTGTACGTAACAATATCCGGTCGCCATTCCATAAATCAAATACATCTTGAAATGGGATAGATAAGGTATCTGCGATTTCCTGGAATATTTTACAAACAGCCTCCTTATTTGTAAAATTACAACTATTATAAACCTTACCACACAGAATATAACAGAGACATTCTAATATTTTTACATTTTTAAGACAGCCCTCTTTAACCAACTTGTCATAATAAACATCTATACAACTTACAGGTTTTCCAGTTGCATAATTAATGATATCATTTCTCATTTCAGCTCTCCTCTTTCTTTTAGTTCAGCAATACCAATAATAATATCGGAAATAAATGTAGACCCTTCTGGATTAATATTATGTTCGTCGCTTACATATTTATAGTATAGATATGGTAGATATAGAGTGTCTATAGGAATATCGATTAATTGATTATATACTTTAACAAAATATCTATATACGCTTGCCTGATAACTAGATAAGTTTAGATTGGGTTTTCTCGGATACTTATCAACCAATTCCTTATACTTCTAATCTCGCCATACTTGTTCTCACGAAAAACTCTTAAGAAGCGGTATGGTGTGTT